TATGCAAAATTAAATTTGACAAGATATTAAAAACTGTGCTAAGGTATCAGCAACAAAGAAAACAGAATATTTAATTTTAAGTTTTAGAGAATGTACCCGAACACCCGGAAGTTTTCCGGGAATAAGCTTTACCTGGTGACATTCTCTTTTTTATTTACAAATTAACGTGTTAAAGTGAGGTGATAACATGAAAGATAATACAGTAAATATACAAGACGTAGATATTTATTTAGATAATATTAATATATATGCTGATGAATATATAAATACTGTATTATGTATATCACCAGATAACGAAAACTATAAGAAAGAAGTATCAGATAGCTTTGTAGATATGATTTTTTATATTGCAGATCATATACAAAAGCCAAGTAATGATGACATAGAGCTATTAGATAAAATGTTTAATACTTATGTGAGATTATGCAGTAAATATCATGTATTACCAACTCTAGAAGTATTTAGCTTTTTAGTTGGGATTAATCGTACAACGTTTACTGACTGGATGAATGGAGTGTATAGAACAAACTCGTCACATGGTGACACGGCTAAAAAATGGTTTGATATTTGTAAAAACTGCGCAATCAATAGATTGCATAATCAGACCGGAACAAATGCGAATTTGATATTTGTTGCAAAAGCCGCCTATGGCATGGCAGAAACTGCACCAGTACAAGCCGCGCAGCAATACGGAGTACCACAGCAGACAGCTCAGCAGATCGCGGAGAAACACAAAGCGGCACTGGAGCTTCCAGAAATGGAAAAGCCGGAGCTATAAAGCCTTGCAGAACAAACAGAAACGGTAAAAATGTACACAACGGACGGACAAAAGGCAGTAAACACATGGAATTATGCAATATGTACAGTATTAACGATTATAATTGTGCATGATGTATAGGATTTTAGAGGCATCTATATAAAAAACAAGTGTTTATCAAACAGACTGAATATTCTGACAATATAAGACGCTGGACGGTTCAGCCCCGGGAGGGGTATATATAAAAGCCATCCAGGGCGTAGTCAGTTGCCCGAGTTTCTGAGAAAACAAAAAAGCCTCTTTCACCATAGAGAAGCAATACTTAACGGAGCATGATATGAGAAAATGGTTGAGTCAAGAAGAAAAACAGAATATTGGTACTGTCTGTTGCAATTGTGGCGCAACAGAAGATATTGAATATCATCATATTGTGCCGCTTTTATTAGGCGGTAATGATGTTAAGAGTAATATTGTTCCTTTATGCTATAAATGCCATAAAGCAGCTCATATGGGACAACACATTAACCATTACAGAAACAATAGCCGTGGCGGAAGACATTCAAAATCAAGTATTGAAAAGAATGCTCATGTATTCGATCAATACATCAATGGAGAAATCGGATGCAGAAAAGCACAACAATTACTTGGATATTCTAATAGAACAACAATAGTTGGGCTTCCAGTTTTTAAACGCTACATTCAGTCTATTGGGATTAAAAGTGTCAGAAATATTGTTGACGTAACAGCTACAAATAGTGTGGATGGGCTTTCTGATGGCTCATATGTTGGTGAAATAATTTACCTAGACGGGAAAAAAGAAAACATCTACTACAAAGACACTGGCGCAAATGATATTGAGTATATAAAACGCCAATGTTCATAGAAAAGGAGACAGAACATGGGAAAATCAGAAAGAAAAGAACCAATTCAATCCGAATCCATCCGCATCCGATTTTCCGAAAAACAGAAAAAAAGGCTCCTGGAAGAGAAGAACCGAACAGACAGGAGCGTATCGGATATTGTAAGACAGGCAGTTGATGAATACTTCGGGAGGAAAAGACGTGCTTAAACTTTTCTCAAAAAATAAAAAAGGTGTTTCAGTTCCAGAAGAATACGAAAAGAAATTCCCGAATGCAGATACCAAACGCATAAGAAAAGACAATATAGTTGTTCATTCGAGTGGAATATGTGCAGATGGGAAATTTTATAACACAGAAAATGCAGAAAAGATATTTTCCGATAATATTGACTGCGACCATTACGGATATACATGTTATTCAGAAAAGACTTATTTTTTAACAGCAAAGGGAAATTGGTTTTCAGCATTTACAGTTATCAATGGCTATAGAGAAGAGAACCAAGAAGAAAATACAATAACAACGTGGGTACATATTGCTTATGGCTCTTTGCAAGTTGAAGATAAAGAAAATATAAAAATATTATTGGGAAGGAAAGACATTGACCTTTACAAGAAATATTTCGGGGAGGTGGAAGAAGGATGAGCGTCGTGAAAATCACAAACCCCAACCCTTATGACTGGCTTGGTACAAAATTATTTATTGATGGAAACGAAGTTCCGAGAGTGAGATCAATAGATTTTCATGTAGCCGTAGACAAAATTCCGGTATTTGAATTTGAAATGATGGCTGTCCCAGACATTGAGATGGAGTGCTTGGCACAAATCAGTGTCACTTCTAAATCAATTACTGATGCAATTTCAGTTTTAAGGCACGAACTGTTACAACATGGAGAAATTTACCATGGCTTCAAAGCAAGCCTAAAATCAGCTTTAGAATCCTATAATTACTGCGGAATGCCATTTGAGCCAGAAGAAGAGATTGCAGAAAAGATTTTGAATTTCTTAATTGGGGAGGAAAAAGAAAATGAATGCACTTAATGTAATTGGAACAGCTGTAAATCTTGCATTTTTTGTTCTGGTTCTAGCCGGCACTTTAGCAATACTGGACGAAGAAGGAAAGACAAGCGTAATACAGATTTTATTCTGCATTTGTTTAGAAATATGTTTCGCACTGAATATTTTCTTAATTTGCACGAGGTGACAAATGGATTTATCAATTCTAATTAGAATTATCCTGATTGAGTTAATCGAAAGGGTTAAATTCATAAAAGCGCCACTTCGACTTAATCCATGTAGGCTCGGGAATGCCTACGAAAGTGATAAGTCGAGGCATCCAGAGTAGTGTAGATATCGACTTATCGTATTGATTGCACAAACTTATATATCACGACTTCCCAGGTTTTAATGGTGCGCCTGGGTTGATGGGCTATCGCCAAGCGGAAAGGCACAGCACTTTGACTGCTGCATTCGCTGGTTCGAATCCAGCTAGCCCAGTTTGCGGTTTTGTTAATTCCGCAAGTGTTCTTTTTGAAACACTTTTTACTCCGGTCTTCTAGCCCAACGGGGCTGATTAAAGGGGCTTCAAATGTCCCGGAAGACTTATCTGGATTTGAAGGCTCCAGATATACCTTTGTTGCGATTGGTGGTTAAGAATCACAACAGTACCAGAAATGAATCTATGGCGGGCTTATTTCTGGTATCTCAGGAAGCTTAGTTCAGCGGTAAGAGCAACGGCCTCATAAGCCGTAAGTCCTGGGTTCGAATCCCAGAGCTTCCATTTCTTCTAAATGCCATTCATCCGTAATATGGGTGGAAAAAACTTCCAGTTGAGCGTGTGGATTAGGTAAATTTAGGTGCGATACGGCGTAGCCTAAATGGATCTGATTTCCCGGCTGGTATATCTCGGAGTTAAAAATATTAACGCAGCGCACGTTAATAAAAGGAGTTTTCAAGAGATGCCGTTCTAAGACGCATAAAAATATCCAGTGAATCTACAGCACTAAAACTTGTAGATAGTGGAAAGCATAACACGATAAACCTATTGCTAACCCGGTTCTTCCGGGTTCCGGCAGGATAGAGAAGCGGAATCTCGCATGGCTCATATCCATGAAAACGGCGGTTCGAATCCGTCTCCTGCTATTCCATCTACCATGAGTAGATAGGAAATCTGACTTTAGCATAGCTATTGCTGGTTTTCGGAATGCAGCTCAGTCGGTTAGAACACACACTTATCAAGCGTGAGGTCGCAGGTTCGATTCCTGCCTTTCCGATTCCTACGAATTGCCATCGTAGGAATAAATTACTCCTAAGGTATAGTTTGGTTTCCGGTACTCCACGTTGGGTGGCTAGTTACGGTTCAAGTCCGTGTACTGGAATTTTTTGTTTAGGTAGGGGGCACTATGAATAATATACAGTTATTCCAAGGAGATTGCTTGCGTGTTATGAAGGTAATCCCTGATAAAAGCGTTGATATGGTGCTATGTGATCCTCCATATGGAATTACACAAAACAAATGGGACAATATTATCTCACTGGAAGCCATGTGGGAGGGGTATCATCGGATAGTAAAGGATAATGGAGCAATCGTTCTATTTTGCCAACAACCATTCACATCAGAGCTTATTATGAGTAACAAAAAAGAATTTAAGTACGTATTTACATGGTACAAGCATTACTGTCGGAATTTTTTAAATGCCAAAAAGCAACCATTGAGAACCACTGAGAATATTGCAGTATTCTATAAAAAACAATGTACATACAATCCAGAAATGAAAATTGGAAAGTTGAGAAACAAAGGCAATGGCACTCAAAAAGGAAACTGCTATGGGGACTTTAAAAGATTGCATGTCAGGAATAACCAATACTACCCGACAGATATTTTAGATTTTGCCGGAGTTCCGGCAATACAACAGTTTCATCCTACGCAGAAACCTGTCGAATTGCTTGAATACCTAATTAAAACCTATACGAACGAAGGGGATATTGTTCTTGATAATTGCATGGGCGTTGGCTCAACAGGAATTGCCTGTACAAATATAAGCAGACGGTTTATTGGGATAGAATTGGATGAAGAATATTTTAGCATAGCTAAAAAGAGGATTTGCGGGGAAATAAAATGTTAATACAAGGCAAAGAAATCAAAGACGAATGCTCTAAATGTGGAAATATCCTTGAATGTGAATTGTTCCGTCAGGGACATGGAATAAAACAAGAACGCGAGAATGTAGCAAAGATGATCGAGTGTCAGATGAAACATAGGGAGGAAAGGAGTAAATTATGACATATGATTTATTGAACAGAAGAATGTGTCCGCTATCCGGGATAACTACGACATGGAAATATTTACCAAGATTTGAGGGAGGATGCCATGAGAATTGAAGATTTAAAGAATTGGACTGTAGATCAGCTAAAAAATGAAGTTGTTCGGTTATCTGATGAATGCGAGAAGAAACAACATGAAATTTTAGATAAAAATGATAAAATCAACGAGCTTCAGGCTAAACTTTATAAAATGTGCGATTACAACAATAACTTAAAAAGACAGGCGAGCGAAAAGGTAGATATGTCATCTTATGATAATGCAGAAATCACAAAATATCTCAGACAGCATCAGGATGATTGCATTACAATCAATCAGCTTCAGGCCGCATTGGATGTCATTGTTGACCGATATGCGAATTTAAGGAAAAACAAAGGGATGTGCTGATATGGGCGAAAAGGACGAATTAAAGCATTTCTTTACAAGCAATGGTGAAGCGATTGAAGAAATACCAGAGATTTCAATTTCGGATGGTGCTTTTGTTATCGAAGGCGGTATTCTTCACAGAAATGAGGACGGTACACTTTGTAGCATAGGCAAGCCGTTAAGTATTGAATTTGAATGTAAATTCAGTGATGAACTATTTTGGACATTAGTTGCCCCAAATCGAATAAACCAGAACAATTTCCGAAAAATGCATGGGATTCCGAAGCGGAGGAAAATTAATGGATCAAGAAAAACAAAAGGTTGTCCAGAATGGACGACGCAAGTACAACAGGTACCTGCCAAAGAAATTGTTGACTTTGCAAAAGCACATCCATGCGATTATATGAGAAAATGCTTAGAGCAATATCCGTATTGGGGAAACCAAGACAATGGTTTTAATAGGAAGAAATTTAAGGAGATTTTTAATGAGCATTAAGTCAGCATTAGAATCCGAAGGGATAGATTTTTCTGGATACATGAATCCACCCGAACCGTGGAATGGACAGGCATTATTGAGGAATATTAACGGAACGAAATACGCCTGTTGTCCTTTTTGCCAGAAGAAAGCACTTCTGATTAGCCCAAACACAAAGATTCAGCATCTTAAATTGAAATGCAAGGGAAGTAACTGTAAGAAAGAGTTTGAGGTGAACGTATGAACACAAAACGGATTAAATGTATTTTGACAGGTGGATGCAAGTTCAAAAGTTCGGATACAGAATCAAAATGTAACGACAAAGAAAAGACTTGCACAATCAAAGAAACTTGCTACAAATGTTGGAAAAAGTATACAGCTATATTTACTTATAAACAGTTAGGGATTCCGGATTGAGGTGAATTTATGAATCCAGTATTTATATTTCTAGTGATATGTGGAGCGGCAGTAGTATGGTTCCTGCTTTGCAAATTATTTCAACCACTAGGTAAATTATTGAACCACATTGGCAGAAATGCTATTGATGAGTTAAATAAAGACGAAAGTCAAAAAGAGGAGGATAATAAATGAAAAAAGGACTTTTAGGTGGAATTGGATTAGCTGTTGTAATCATTGCAGGACTTATATGTGTTGCAAAGTGCAGTGTGAGAGTTCCGGCTGGTTACATTGCAGTAGAGTACAAAATGAACGGAGGAATCTCTAAGAATGTACTTACACAGGGATGGCATTTGATTTCACCTACAGTAAAAACTTCACTGTATTCCGTTGGAATCGAGCAGTCTTATCTTACATCTGAGGATAAAGGAGATTCTCCAAAAGACGAAAGCTTCAAGACACCAACAGCAGATGGTAAATCACTTCAAGTTGACCTTGAATTTTCTTATAAATTCGATCAGAGCAGAGTAACTGATGTATTTACTCAGTTCAAAGGTCAATCCGGGGAATCCGTGAAGAATACCTTTATTAAACCAAAGATGAAAGCATGGACGCAGGAAGTAACTGCGAAATATCCAGTAACAGATGTTTTCGGTGACAAGCGCCAGGAACTCAATGAAGCACTTGACGAATATCTAAAGCAGAAATTTGAGCCATACGGAATTATTATTGATACAGTAAACTTTACTTCTATTTCCACTGATGATGAAACACAGGCTGCAATCCAAAAGAAGGTAAATGCACAGCAAGAATTAGAACTTGCTAACATTGAAGCTAAAACAGCCAAAGTACAAGCTGATAAAGATAAAGAAGTTGCACTGATTGCTGCCGAACAGGAAAAAGAAAAAGCATCTATCCAAGCGGAACAGGCAAAGATTGATGCAGAAGGAAAAGCTGAAGCTATTAAGATTAAAGCAGAAGCTGAAGCAGAAGCAAATAGAAAAATCGCAGAATCTCTTACTCCCGAACTGATTGAAAAACAGAAGATTGATAAATGGAATGGTGAAGTACCAAAGATTCAAGGAGGTAACACTTCTACAATCGTAGATACAAGAGATATGACAGCTGATGAGAATGCTGAATAATAAGTAAACCAGTCAAGAGAGCCACATGAGAGCCAGACTAAATCCTAAGAAGAAAGGAGGTCTGGCTCTATTTTTATGTCAAAAATTGCAGAAGGCTCGATTGAATGGTATCGGACAGTTCTAAATCAGATTATCAGTAGCGACATGACAATCTATCAAAATCAAAAAGATTGCCTCGATTTGCTCTTAAATATGAATATTGGCCTTCCTTTCAATAAGAATCAAGAAGCACGGAAAATGGCTATGAAAGTAAGTCAATACTCACATAACATAGCAGAGAAGTGTGCTGCATTAACTGGTAGTGGTGACTTTGATGACATCTACTGGCAGTATTTGCTACTGGAAGCACAAAATTATCAAGTGGACAGTGGATTGCTATATTTGGAAAAGAATCGTATTCCAGAAGAACGTTTTTACGAACCAAGAAGAAATGTATTTATGCAACATAACATTATAGGTTCACTGCAAGACCTGATGGATGACAAATTAGATATATTTGCATTAAGCGTACCTCCTGGTTGTGGTAAGAGTACTCTGGAAGATTTCTTTTTATCATTGGTAGGTGGATGGTTCCCGAATGACTTTAACCTGTCTTCGGCACACAGTAGCATTCTGACACGTTCCCTTTATGATGGTGTTCTGGAAATCATCAATGATCCCGTGGAATACACGTGGCATGAGATATTCCCTAACGTAGAAATTCAAGGAACAAATGCAAAGGAAACTACAGTCAATCTCGAAAGAAACGGACGATTTAAGACATGGACATTTCGTTCTATTGATGGCTCTTTGACTGGCGCCACTAGATGCAATAGATTCCTTACTGCCGATGACCTTGTGTCCGGTATCGAGGAAGCATTGAATAAAAACAGACTTGATACATTATGGACGAAAGTAGTAAATGACCTTCGCTCACGTAGACTTGAAGGCTGTAAGGAATTTTATATAGCTACAAGATGGTCGGTACATGACCCTATAGGAAAACTACAGCAATTATATGAAGGGAATCCGAGGGCTAGATTTATTGCAATACCGGCATTAACAGATGATGGAAAAAGCAACTTCTTATTTACAGTAAATGGTTTTTCGGAAAAATATTTTAATGATGCAAAGGAATCAATGGACGAGATTTCTTTTAACTGTTTGTATCAGCAGAAACCAGTAGAGCGTGAAGGATTACTTTTACCACCAGATAAATTGAAAAGATTTTTCTTTGATAGAGAAGATGTTCCAGATGGCTGTACAGATGAATATGTAGTTATGCCAAAAAGAGAGCCGGATGCTATATGGGCTGTATGCGATACAAAGGATAAGGGAACCGACTTTGAATCACTTCCAATTGCATATCAATACGGAGATAAGTTTTTTATTCCAGATGTTGTATTTGATGACACAACAGATTATGACATATTGGATAAGAAAACAGCTGATATTTTGATTAAACACAATCCTCACATGATTCGCTTTGAATCAAACAATGTTGGAGGTCGTGTTGCACATAATATTCAAAAGTTGATTAATGGAAAATGCAGAGCAAAAATCGAACCAAGATTCACACAATCAAATAAGGAAACCAAAATTCTTGTAAACTCAAATTATATTATCAATAATTTTTATTTTTTGCATCAAAGTCAGTACAAACCAAAATCAGATTACGGATTGTTCATGGCAAATGTAACAACCTATACGACAAGAGCAAAAGTGCCGCATGATGACGGACCAGACAGCTTAGCAATGATGTCTGAGTACGTTCAAAATCCATTAGGTGGAACCGCAACAGCAACACACAATCCACTTTGGGGAAGGAGATAGAATATGATGACTGCAACTCAATATTTACGCCAGATTGAAAATTATGATAACAGAATCAAAAACAAGCTTATCGAAGAAGAACAGCTCAGTTCTCTTTCCACAAGTGTATCTGCAATCCCTGTTGGAGAAAAGGTGCAAACTTCTGTAAAACGTGATCCGATGGGAGATATGGTTGCAAAGATATTTGATCTGCGAGAAGAGATTTCAAAAATGATATCCGAATTTTTACAAAAAAAACAGGAAATAGTCCGAACCATAGAACAGGTTGAAGACCCGTTGCTATACGACATACTATTTAAGCATTATGTTGAGTACAAATCTTTGGTTCGCATTGCAGACGAGATGGGTTATTCAGAGATTCACATTAAAAAAAAGCATTTAAAAGCCATAGCAGAAATAAAAAAGATAAAAGGTTTTGAAAGATGATACCAAAATATACTGAATGATACCGTCAATATGTGTAAAATATAAAGTAGAGCATTGGATTAAAATATCCAGTGCTTTTTATTTTGCAGAAAGGATGGTTCGGCTCGTGAGAAATACAATGAATTTTGTAGACTTATGCCGAGGTGAGTTCGGGCGAAAAGTAGCCTATACAGGTGTTGACCGAATCACTCCACAAAATGTAGTGAAAGTAGTATCAGACACTATTGGCATACATAATAGAAACCGAACATTGATTGATTACTTGTATCGGTACATGAAAGGCGATCAGCCAATATTGTACCGAAATAAAATAGTCCGTCCAGAAGTTAATAACAGAGTGGTTGAAAATCACGCATTTGAAACTGTAAAATTTAAAGCTGGACAGATTTGTGGGGAGCCAATCCAGTATGTATGTAAAAAGAAAAATGCAGATAAAAAAATAAATGAGCAAGTTGACCTTCTGAATGACTATTTGGATGAAGCCAATGCAGATGCAAGAAACATCCAGAGGGCAATATACCAGAGCGCAACAGGAACTTCCTATAAGGCTATTCTGAAAGAAGAGGACTGGACAAAAAACGGAGATTTACCACCGTTTAGAATCTTCATTCCGTATCCAGGTGATTGTTACATTGTATACTCACAGAAAAATGGGAAACCAATGCTTTCCGTTCAGATTTTAAAAGATGAAGATGAACATCAATATTATTTATGTTATTCAAAGAACCAGTTTTTTGAAATTAAGAATGGAAAAGTAACTAACTACGGCATCAACGGTTTTGGAGGAATTCCTATTGTTGAATGCCCGAATAATCATGACAGGCTTTCAGATGTTGAAATTGCAATCACATTATTTGATGCAATTAACAAATACCAGTCTGATAGATTAAATGGCGTTGAACAGTTTGTGCAAGCCTTTATGAAGTTTAAAAACTGTGAGGTAGACGAAAACGAGTTTTTGAAAATGGTAAAACTTGGTGCCATCTCTGTAAAAGATACTGGAAATGGCTGTCAGTCGGATGTTGAACTGATGACCGCTGAACTGAATCAGTCAGAGAGCCAGGTTGCAAAGGATGATATCTACAATAACATGCTGATTGTGGAAGCAATGCCAAACCGCCAAAGCAATAGCGGAGGGGATACAGGAAATGCTGTATACCTTCGTAATGGATGGGACTTCGCAGAAAGAGATGCAAAATTGGTAGAAGCATTCACCAAGGAAGCTGAAAAGGAATCTGCTAGAATTATTCTGAATATTATCCGTGGTACGTCAAATGATGTTAATATCTCAACCAGAGATTTTGATGTAAAGATAACCAGAAACCCAACAGACAATATGCTTGTAAAAGCACAGGCACTTGATTATCTGTTTAAAAATAAAATTCATCCGCTTATTGCACTGATTACTTGCGGTTTATTTAGTGATCCGCAGAAAGTCTATGAAATGAGTTTACCGTATCTGGGAACTATTTACCCGGAACTGGCAGACCCGGAAGCGGAAATGCAGAAAGCACAGCAATTACTTGACGGAAAGTTTCAAAATCCGTCCAAAACAGAACCAATGGCAAATTCTCAATCTAACGAAGAATGAACCAAATTTCGATTATTTAAGGAGTTTTAGAGAAATCTAAGGCTTCTTTTTTAATACCCAAAATCAAATAAATTGCAACAGCCCGTGAGCGTAAATCGGGTACAGACCATGTGCGGAGCGAACCGTGTTGAAAAAGCGTATTGGACTAGAAGAAAGGAGATTTCAATGACAAGAGAACAGGCAAAACAGGCACTTATCGGTATGGGAGTTGCAGAACCTTCCGAGGAACAGGTTTCTAAGCTTCTTGATTCTATTTCTGCTGAAACTAAGAAAGAGAAAGACAAAAATGTTTCTCTGAAGGAAAAAGCTGAAAAAGCAGATTCCCTGGAAAAAGAGTTGGAAGAGTTGAAAAAGCAGAACATGACCGAAGCAGAACGGCTAGAAGCTGAACGCAAGAAAGAAAAGGAAGCAGTGGATAAGGAGTTAGCTGATTTGAAAGCTGCGCTTGCAGAATCCAACAAAAAAGCCCTTACCAGTGAAATTACTTCTATGTTCGCAAATGCAGGACTTTCAACCGAAACATACGCAAGTGCTATTAAAGCATACGCATCTGCACCGTATGAGAAACCAGAAGATGCAATGAAAGAAGTCGAAACTTTTGTTAAGGGAGTTTCCGAAGCAAATAAAACAGCACTTGATACCGCAAAAGCAGCTTGGGAGAAAGAAGCATTGGAAAATACTCCTAATCCAGGAGGCGGTAGCGGCGGCAAACCTACAGTGAAAAGTGATGCTGCTGAATTTGCAAAAGCTTACTCAGCAAAAAAGAACCAGGAAACTAAATCAGTGGACGGTAACGCCCCTGTAAATATTTAAGTAAAGGAGATATAAATAATGGCTTTTATGAAAACAGAGCAGTATGAGTCCACTCCAAATATTCTTGAATCCGAGGTCGGACTTGTACTTAAAACCTACACAGCAGATCAAACAAATGCTGAAACAGTTGGAACTAAGAAAATTATTAAAGCAGGTTCCGTATATCCAACAAATGCAACAGGCGCAATCGGCATTGTATTTGAAGATGTTGATATGACAGATGATACAAAGAGGCCAATTTCCGTGATCGTCGCAGGCCGTGTTCTCGAAAAAAGACTTCCAGTAACAGTTGACACTACTGCAAAAACAGAGCTTGAAAAATCCGGAATTGTTTTTGTAGTCACAGAAGACCCAGTATTTTAAGGAGGTATAGGAAATATGCCATTTAATATTTTGGAATCAATTACCCAAGAAGAAAGACTTAATTTTTCTCAGAATTTCAGTGTTAAAAGACCAGGTATCCTCGATACCATTTTCCCAGATACAAAAACCCAGTATCTGAAAGCAGAGTATTACAGACTTATGGCTGGACAGAATCTCCCGGAAGTTGCATTCGTCCACGCTCTTGATAGCGAAGCAGAAATCGGCACAAGACCTGGATTTGAAAAAGTCCTGACTGAAAAACTCTTCATTAAGAGAAAAATCAATCAGTCCGAAAACTTACGGCAGGCAATTGAAAACGGTGTGCCGGATAATGAAGCACTGAAAAACTTTGTATTTGATGATGCAGCCAGACTGTTCGAGGGCGTTGTTACAAGAGCAAATGTTATGAAAGGACAGTTCCTTTCCACTGGTGCTGTAACAATCAAAGAGAACCATGTTGACATGGGAATTGACTATGGCGTTCCAGCAAGTGCAAAAGTAACGCTTACTGATTGGTCTAAGCCAGATGCAGATATCATGGGCGATATCCAGAAAATGGTAGCTGTAGCAGAAGGCAACGGCTATGTAGTAAACAAAGCTGTTACTTCTCTTAAAATGATTAACTACATGCGGAACAACACTGCAATGCAGACAGCTGTTCTGGGTGCTGCAAATAAAAGGCTTCTCACAAAGCAGGAGCTTGCCAATCTGCTTATGCAGGAATATGAAATCACAATTGATCGTTGTGATGAGAACTTTAATTTCAGAAAAGCAGATGGAACCCTGAAAACAGCCAGATACCTTAAAGAGGATGTATTTACTCTGTATGAAGCAGATGCTAACGGTTCTTTCGGTGTTGGTCTCTGGGGTGTGACACCTGAGGAACTTGAATACAGACAGTTCATTCAGGAAGAGAATCGTTCCTTTGTTACTCTTTCCATGTGGGCTACACAGGATCCAGTTGCAGTATGGACAAAAGCATCCGGTATGTTCGTCCCGGTTGTACCCAAAGCCAACGGCGGTATCGTGATCGGTACCAAGGCGGGGGAATAACCGGGCATAGTCTCGATGAAAGCAGCCAGTCACCATCTGTAGCAATTGCTTACAATGAATCAATACATAAGTATACAGAAAGCGAGTTGTCTAATATGACTGTATCTCAGTTAAGACAACTCGCAAGTGATAACGGCTATGCCCTGACAGCAACTAATAAGGCTGGAATAATATCAGAGATTTTATCTCAGCAAAGGTAGGTGATTAAATGGACGAACAGCTTATAGAGGACTTGACAAATTATCTTGAAGATGATGAAGAAACTGCGAGGATGATTCCTCTTTCAGCAAAGAGGGCTATTCGTTCATTTAAGATTAAAAGGAATTATCCTTCCTCTTACAGTGATGAGAAAATAAATTCCGATATGGAGAAATGCTATGACTGCATATTTGATTTGGCTCTTTTCTTTCTAGTAAAGCAGGGAGCTGAGTTTCAAGGATCACATTCCGAATCCTCTGTGAATAGAAGTTGGGATTCTGAAACTGAAATTTATGTAAATCATGGTGTTTTTCCATTTATCGGATTCTAAGATGGTGTGTGCGTGATACGTCAATCCTCCCACGTATCGCAGGGGTGCTTCAAATTAGGTGGGTAGAAGCAATATTAAAAAAATGGGAGTGATGGAAAGGAATAGCGATGGGATGTGAACACGAGTGTATCAACGAACACCGCTTAAAAGAATTGGAAAGTGCCGTCCATGAGATGAAAGAAAAGCATTCCAAAAGGGATGGAGTTTTTTTTGAACGTATCAATGCGCTGGAACAGAAAATTGCTTTATACAACAACGATCTGGGACACATCAAAGATACAGTTGACGAAATGAACGACAATTTAAAAGCACTCATGGAAAAACCAGGAAAATTACAGGACAAAATTATTGCTTATGTCATAACTGGCATAATTGGTATTGTTTTAGGCTTTGCCCTAAAAGGCATTTTCCCGGTGTAAATATTGATTCCACTAACAGGGAGGACAGTGGAATGGATGATTATAAAGACTTTTCAGAAGATGAAAGAATCTTCTATTTGCGTGAAGCTGGATTTGATTCCAGAGAAAAAGAGTTATTCCGATTGCGTGTTTACGAAGAAAAAACACTTGCAGAAGCTTCAGAAATCATGGGCTACAGCACAAGAACCGTAGACCGCATAAACAGAAAATTAAAGAAGAAAATTATGAAAGTCGCCCCGATGTATTGTCGGGGCTTTTCTTTGTATTCATAAAACGTGGCGTATTTATGGCGTTATCGTGGCGTGTTAATCAACCTCTTATTATTGTAAAATATAGTTATAAAAACAAGGGAGGTTTGAGATATGCAGTATGGTAATCCGTATTTTGCGCAACCATTTCAGCAAATACAACCGTATCAAGATAGATTAGCACAATTGCAGAATAGTTATCAGCAGGCAATGCCATACGGACAGGCACAAATTCAACAACCAATGCCACAAGTGCCACAAATCCCCATGTTGCAAGGACAGATGGTTGATGGCATTGATACTGTAAAGGCAAAAGATGTAGATATGTCCGGGAATCCTGTTTATTATCCAAAAACAGATGGAACAGAAATATATAGAAAACAATTACAGGCAGATGGAAGAAGTAGAATTTTTGTTTATCGACTTATAAATCCGGAAGAACAACAGCAACCAAAGGCAGAAGAAAAACCGATTGACATAGAAGCTATGTTTAATCAGCTTCGGAACGATGTTTGTTCTGAGATTTCCGAAATAAAGAGTATGTTCCCGACACAAATGTCTGGAACACAGGAACCCAAGCAGAATGGAGGTAAACAGAGATGATGAATCCAATGCAACTTATGCAGATGATACGTGGTGGAGGGAATCCTCAACAAGCCATAATCAATATGATGAAACAACAGTCTGGAAATAATCCTGTAATTGACAATGCAATTAACATGATGGAAAAAGGTGATAATGCAGGAATTGAAAAGCTTGCAAGAAATCTTTGCCAAGAAAAAGGAATTAATCCTGATGATATGTTATCGCAGGTTAAGAATCAGTTTGGAATAAAATAAATTCGCTACAATAATTAAAAGAGCCGCGGTCTTTTGATTTTGTATAAATTACAAAAATCAATAAGGAGGTAATCGCTATGATGAATGGTGGATTATCAGCAAGCGATGTCGCTGTATTAAGCGGCTCTAATAACCGTGCCGATGAAGGCTATGGCTTTGGCGGTGGCTGGGCATGGTGGATTATAATATTGCTTATCTTTGGCTGGGGCGGTTTCGGCGGCTTTGGCGGCTTTGGTGGTAACGGTGGAAACGGTACAAATGGTGCAGGTTTCCAAGGATGGGCTACCCGTTCAGATATTAATGAGGAATTCGCCCTTAATGATATTCAGAATGGTATCAGAGGTATTCAGCAGGGTATCTGTGACAGCACATATTCTCTTAACAATACCATGCAGAGTGGCTTTAATGGTATGAATGTCGGAATGCTTCAAGGCTTCAACGGCGTTCAGCAGGCAATAAATGCTGATACTGTAGCCGGTATGCAGAATACCAATGCATTACAGTCTCAGTTAGCAAATTGTTGTTGTGAAACAAGAGAAGCCATCCAGGGTATCAACTACAACCTGGCTACCAACACTTGTGCTCTCCAGAACACAATGAACAACAACACCAGAGACCTTCTGGAAAACCAGAACAGCAACACAAGAGCAATCCTTGACTTCCTGACTAACGATAAGATTGCAACATTACAGGCAGAGAACTCTGATCTGAAGCGTGCTGCATCCCAGGATCGCCAGTCTGCATTGCTTACAACTGCAATGGCTTCTCAGACACAGCAGTTAATCAATGCAATCAATCCTGCTCCGATTCCTGCATTCCAGGTTCCTGCTCCATATGCATACGCAGGATGCAATACATATGGTAATGGTTGTTGCTAAGTAACTCACCCTTAGAGGTTGACTAAATTCTAAGAGGTGGGTTGCGGCTCACCTCTTATTTTGATTGAGAGGTAGAAATATGAGTTGTAAAAATGTTTGTAAGCTCTGTAATCACCTTGTGCTGTCTACTGCAATTGCATTCACAGGTGGAAACCTTGTGGTTACTATCCCGGAAGGAAGCTACAATAATGGAGAAAAATACTGCATTGTTTTAGCGCAGTCCATTCCAAATACAACCACAATTACCGCCCCAGTAATGATTCAGATAGGGACAGGAACAACTTTATATCCATTGGAAAATCGTTGCTGTGCACAGATTACGGCTTGTGGAATAAGAACCAGAACGAAGTACGCAACCAGAGTAGCTACAAGTGCAACTGGCGGAGTATTCAAGATGTTAGGAAATCCGGCTTGTAGTCCGAGCAACAATTTGAAAGCAATTAATGGTACAGCCCCAACGACAGAAGCACCTGTTACGCAGGCTGTTAGAAAGGGGGCACTGTAATGCATAAAGTTGCAATGGAAATGGGAAAATGGGCTATGGAAAAAGCCAAAACACATGGCTTTGATAATCTTAGTGCTCAAGACTGGGACGATTTGAAAGACTGCATGGAAGCAGTAAAATGTGCGATTTGTGCTGATAAAGATTATCGTATTGTGGAAGCTATGGATGAATGCGAACAGGAAGAAAAGTATCTTGGACGCATGGGATATGACCGTTACCGCTATTCAAATGGGCGTTTCGCTCCAAAAGGTAGGGGAACCAGAAAAGGCTATAGACCGTATCTGTATATGCAGGATGATGACTGGATGGATGAATATTTAAACAATCCAGAGTTTGAGCGTAATATGTACCGCATGGGATATCATCCAGACCGTAGTGATATGGAAATGGGTGACATGAATCGGAAGAAATCCAGATATGGAGAATCTTACGATAGATACGATGAAAACCGTAGACACTATCATGATTCCAATGATACAGAATCTAAGAGAAAAATGGACGATTCCATGAAAGAGTACACATCAGATATTATTCGTAACCTTACGGAAATGTGGTCTGATGCAGATGCAACGCTCAGACAGTCAATGAAAACTGACCTGACCAGACTTGTACAGCAGATGAACTAGAGCAATAAATGAATTAAGTCCTTGTCGCAAATTAATGCGGCAGGGGCTTTTTTCGTAGAAAGGATGGTGAGAAACCATGCTGAAACAATTCTATATGAATGGGGATTTATGGAGAGTGCACTTTGTTTCTCCCAATGATAATGTTTTGATTGACCGTACAGGGCAGAGGACACTTGCTGTATCTGATTACTCCACAATGACAATTTCGATTGCAAACAACCTGCATGGCGAACTTTTGAACCGTGTATTTATCCATGAGTTAGGACATTGTGTAATGTTCAGCTATGGTTTACTGCCAGAGCTTCACCGTATGGTTGAAAAAAGGTATTGGGTAGATGCAGAGGAATTTGTATGCAATATTCTGGCAGACTACAGCCATTTCGTGATTGGCACAACAAGAGATATTTTGGGAAACAAATTTACATACGTTTCGCCTGTTGGAATGGAAAGGATGATTGCATGAGAGTATTAAGATTTATTGTAAATAATCAAAGAATTTATCCAGATCCCAAGTGTGATTTCTCTGGACTGGTAAAGGGCACGAATGGATATCTTAAAGCATTGTTTATCTTTTCACCAGAGTGGAACGGATGTAAAACAGCTGCTTCATTTTGGAGAATGGAAAGAGAATACCCAGTAATACTGAAAAACAATCAATGTGAAATTCCGTCAGAAGCCATTACTTGGGATTATTTTTCTGTATCTGTCACCGGAGTGAAAGATAACGGAAAATACATTATAACCACTGGTAAAACTAAAGTATCACAGAGGGGGGTATAACATGGCAACAGCACTTGATTTACTTATGAGCACAAAAGAAGATGTTAATTTGCTTTCTGAAGAATCCGATATATGCACAATTGATGCTAAGACAAGGGCTATTTTCGTGCCCTCTACAATCGTAGTTGGTGCGGTACAATCTGACAAGAATGCAGAACGTATTAAATTTTCATGTCCCAAAATTGTAGGAGATAATCTTGATTTATCCAAATTTTCAGTCAGAATTAACTTTGAAAACGTAAGCAGTGTGGATTTTAATGTTTCTATCAAAGACCAATACATTTGTGATGATGTAGCTGTAGATGGCGAAAATGTAACTTTTTCTTGGTTGATTGGAAGAAATGCAGCAAGGTATATGGGAACGGTACGTTTTATTGTTTGCGCTGTTAAAACGGATTCCGATTCAAATATTAGTGTTGAATGGAATACCGCAATAGCGGAAGTACCAGTGCTAGAGGGTATCGAGATTGATCAACCACAGATAGGACAGGAAGAAAAAGATGTTATAAATCAGCTTTTGGAGCTTACTAAAAACACATCTGCGGAAGCTGTTCAAAATGTAAATTCCGCAAAAGAACAAGCTATTAAGGACATCCAGAGTGTATCACAGCCAGACACTACATTGACTATAGAAGGTGGGCTTGCAGAAGCAAAAGCAACGGGAGAAGCTATTGGTTTGCTAAAGGAAGATATATCCAACAAAATTACAAAGTTCTATGCATCGAATCAGGGTGAAACTCATATTACTGATTCCGACAATGGAAAGATTCAAGATATGATGCTGTATGGCAAATCATCACAGGATGGAACACCAACGCTAGAGAATCCAGTTGAGATTAAAAGCGTGGTGAATCCGACAGTGAAGGTGTGTGGGAAGAATTTGGCAGGCTTATGGAAACAGGGGCTTTTATCGACTGACGACGGGGAAAAAATTATCGCAAATAATTATTGGGTTAACACAAAGGAATATGTAAAAATAAGTGTCAATAATTACGCGTTTTCATCTGATTCGACATGTAGAGCAATCATTTACGAGTATGATCGTGATAAAAAATATATCAGGTATATGCAGTTATTAGTAAATGATAAAAGTGCAATCTATGTTCCAAGTTCAAAATGCGCTTATATCAAATTTGGATACAATTATGATGGAAGCAAAGAAAGCATTGCTCCTGATGAGATGGGTGCAAAACATTGGCTTCAGCTCGAACTCGGTTCCACCCCAACCGCCTACGAACCTTACCACGAACAGACCGTCACCCTCCCATATACTCTCAACGCAATCCCTGTAAGTTCAGGTGGTAACGTCACAATCGACGGTCAGCAGTATATAGCAGACTATATTGATGTTGAAAATGGCAAAATAGTAAAATATGTAAAAAAATTATTTCTTAAACCGTTTCAATGGATAAAAGCAATTAATAAAGGTGTTCTTAGATTTTATGCTAGTACAATTGATGCAGTAGGGATAGCTGGTAATAAAATTATAATAAACTCTTCTTCAATTAGCAGTCATTTCGCTTTTGTTACTAGTACACCAGATAGAATTGGAACTTTTACATTAAATGCTGACGGAACTAATGCTAATATTGGTTTTGCATTCAGCACAGATACAACAATAACATCAGATGATTTTAACAATTGGATTTTAAATAATAAGCCATTTGTGTTTTTACCAGTTTTAAAAGAAGAATTGCCTTTAACATCAGAACAGATACTTGCACTAAAAAAACTTTCCACTTATTATCCTGTTACAAATATATTTATCAATTCCGAACAGCTTGACGGATATACAGTATTCAATTATCCAATTTCAATGGAAAACGGTTGGAACTATGTAAAACAGCAGATAGGCGATACGAGAGATTACATCTATGATATGGACTTACAATCAGCAGAAGCCTATGTCAACAGCGAATACGCAGTAGCATTAACAGAATTGGAGGTATGATTATGTTATATAGAACATTGTTAAAACTTAAAGAAAGAAATGGACTTACAGATGATTTGAAAAATAAGATTGATATTTTCTTTGCGACGGGAAGGATTACTGAGGAACAGTACAATGAGTTGATGGATATTGTGGTTGAAGAAGAACCGAAAGTGTAAACTAATTAACTAAAGCCTCTTTAGTTAAGCAACCAAATTTAAGAAAGAGAGGAAACATGAGAGGATTAGTCCGTCAAAAGCAAAAGGTATATTGGTCACGAATTACTGAAAAAACAAAAGGATTAGACCGCAGTAAAGTTTATGAGAAACCAGTTCTATACTCTTTTTCTGTATCATCTACAGCCGGAACACCAGAAGAAATTGCAGCTGGAATAGTGCCAGATTATGACAGATACATTACAAGCTTTAATCGAAATTTCCATCCACAGGAAGCGGACATATTTTGGATAGACAGAATCCCACAAATAAGCGTGGATGGAAACCTTATTTTGGATGAAAATGGAGAGCCCACAGTATTACCAGATTACACACTAAAGAAGATTTTAGACACACAAAAAGGCAATATTGCCAGATACGGAATTTCTAAAAGAGGAAATGAAAATGGGTAAGGCAATAAAGTGTACCTTATCACAGAAATCAATCCAAAAAGCTATTGATGAAATAAAAAATTATCAAAAATCTTTAAGGAGCAAAAATGAAATCTTCATAAAAAGATTATGTGAATTAGGGATTCCAGTTATTGACCAAAATATTTTTGCAGCACAAGGCGATTCTGATAAGAACCACAATACTTACATCAAAATTAACAGTTTTGGGGACTATGCAGAAGCCCATTTAATATGCGAAGGCAAAAGCATTTTATTCATTGAATTCGGCGCTGGTATTTACCACAATGGTGCAGCCGGTTCTAGTCCGCATCCAAAAGGAGAAGAATTTGGTTATACAATCGGTTCTTACGGACAAGGAAAAGGAAAAAACGATTCCTGGGTATATATTTCTGATTCCGGCGAATGGGTACGTTCTTACGGTACAGAAGCTACAATGCCAATGTATAAGGCAAGTGTAGAAATCATTCAGAATATCCGCAAAATTGCCAAAGAGGTATTCTCTTCTTAAAGAAGATACCATAATATACTGAATGATACCAACTAATTATGTTATCATTACAGTGTTAAATTGTAGAATAAAATGCAATGCGTTCACTATGAAGGTGGGCGCATTTTTTATTGTGAGGTGACAGATATGCCAGACACAATAGAATCTCCTGTATTGGAAGTTTTTTCAAGATGGGGAGCGGCTGTTTCTAAGATTACTGGCGCAGACAATTATTCCATGGATGGGAGCGAGACAAATGCTTCTGGCAAAAAAGCATATGCACAGCTTTATATGCTCGGAAATCCAATTACGAGAGGTGACCTTGAAGGGGATGAATGCGCAACAATGCCATCATTTCAAGTAAATTGCTTCACATCTGGTAGCAAAGCATTAACCAGAGTGTATGAATTGGACAAGATAAGTCACAAAGCTATGGTGAGCATGGGATTCCGTCGTACATATGGCCCGGAACCCATGTTTTTTGGTGACAGCGGAATCAAAAAGCTTGTGAGCCGATACAGCCGGATATATACAGGAACTTTATTAGATTAGGAGCAGAAATGCTTCTATTTTTTTACCCAAAAATATGAAAGGAGAATGCCGAATGAAAGCAGATAAATTACTTTGGCTGAAAGCAGCAGGAATTAGAGCTGTAAAAACAGTTGCTCAAACAGCGGTGGCAACTATTGGTACTGCAACTGTGATTGGCAGCGTTGATTGGAAAATGGTTTTATCCGCATCTTTGCTTTCTGGTTTTTTATCACTGCTTACATCTGTAGCAGGATTACCAGAACTGAAAACAGACAAAGAAGAGTAGAAAGGCGGTGATCCGCTATCTCCCGGCACAGGGTTACGTGCATAAAGCTTAAATTAAAGAAAGGAGCCTATTAAAATGGCAGATTTAACAACACTTGGCGTAACTTTTCATTACGGTGTTGAAACCGCTAAAGGAACGAAGCCAACTGCATTCACCTGGTTAAAAAGATGTAGTTCCATCGGTGGAATTTCACTTGATACAGAACAGATTGACGTATCAGCTCTTGAAGACTTCATTACACAGTATGCGTCCGGTAGACAGGATACTGGTGGTACTTGGGATGTAACCTTCAATCTTAACGCTGATGTTATCACGGCACTAAAGAAGCTTATGACTGATGCGGCAACAGGAAAGTCAAAAGGATTTAGAGTTTGGTTTGAAGTTGTATTTCCAGACCTCGCTGATGCATTCTTTGTTATCGCAGACCCCGGAAAAAATATTCCACTGTCTGACATTGGACAGAATGAAGCAGCAACAATTCCGCTGTCTCTCATTATTCAAGAATACAAAGGCCTTGATACAAAAGTTGTTTCCGAAGAACTTACACAGGCTTTAGACATCGCAAAAGCAGTAGCAGATTCCACAGGCGCAATGGCACTCAGCTAATAAATATATCGGGAGGATTATAAAATGGTAACTTTTAATGTACATGGAAAAGAATATAAGGTTGTATTTGGATACGGACTTCTTACAAAAACAGATGTGCTGGACAAGGTACAGGGGATTACAGATGGAAAAGAGAGAAGCCTTCAGAAGATGATTTCTCTTCTCCCGGAACTGCTTCTTGCCGGACTTCAAAAGAAGCACAAGGAAGAGTTTGGGTATGAAAGTGATTCTGAAAAAGAAGCTGTTCTTGATAAAGTCTGTGACCTTTTGGATGATTACGAAGATGAAGGAACCGAGGAAAATCCCAAAAGCGGATTTGATTTATACCAACTTCTCGACAAAGAATTGGAGAAAAATGGTTTTTTATCCGGTCTGCTGAATGCAGTAGCAGAAGCACAGGCAGTGGAGAAGAATGCAACGAAGCTTCCACAGGATCACAAAAAGAAAAATTAACATTTCGAGAAGTTGTTTACCAAGAGATTCTTCCTTTATATCTCTCTATCGGTGTATCTAAAGAAGAATTTATGGATTCTACTCCAGCAGAGTTAAAACCTTATCTCGAAGCTGAAAAGATACGCCAAAAGAGAAAAGACGCTGAACTTTGGCAAGCTGGCATTTATGAAACATCAGCCACATTCACAGCTGTTGCAAATGCTTTAATGGGGAAAAAATCCAAAGCAGAGTATTTGAAAAAACCTTTACTCGAATCAGCAGAGGAAGAAAGGCGAAAACAGGAAGGTATACTTTCCGAAGAAGAAAAGAAAAAACAGAGAAACGCACTTTTGGCAAGCTTGCAACTCATGCAGGCGAACTTTGAGCTTAACCATGAAAAGGGCAGGCAGGATGAATAAGTCTTGTCTGCCCTTTATTTTTTTGTAAAAAAGGAGGGATAAATAAAATGGCTGACAATACCATAGATACCCTTGATATACAGATTAGCAGTAGCACAGAAAAAGCAGTACGCGCGTTGACTAATCTTTCTAAAAAACTTACAGATGTAAATTCTGCATTAAGCGGAGTTAACACAAACGGACTGCGTAACTACGCAAGGGAACTTGGAAAACTAAAAGAACTTGATATAGGGAAAATGACAAGCATTGCTGTTGGAATTGGAAAATTCTCAAATTCCATAAAGACAATGGGTGGAGTAGATTATAAAGGTTCTGGACTGAATGCAGTTATCAACTCAATCAACAGGCTTAGCCAGGTTGATGTTAGTGGATTTGATTCTGGGAAACTTGGAGAAATAATCACTAAATTATCAGGCTTATCGGAAATACCGGATGTATCTACCAGTGTTAATCGTTTTGTCAATTCAATGGCTAGACTAGCCAATTCCGGTGAATATATTGCAAATGTATCGGCTGAATTACCTGCATTGGGAAGTAACTTGAAATTTATCACAGAAAGCTTTATTGGTGTTGATGGAATTTCAGATTCCGTAAATAGGTTTGTTCAGTCAATTGCACAATTGGCAAGCTCTGGAAATAAAATCGGACAAACGTCAAGCCAACTTGGAACACTAGCAAAGGAAGTATTATCTTTCTTTGATGTAATGAAAACTGCACCAAAAATCAGTGAAAATACAATAAGAATGACAGAAGCTTTGGCACAGTTAGCTAATGCAAGTGGAAAAATAAATAAAACCACAAATTCTCTTTCGAATTCATTTTCGAGATTATCAAATGCCACAAATGGACTTGGAAATGCAGGAAGAAAATTATCTTCCATGATTGGCTCTGCAAGCTCTGCACTAGCTAATTTTGGAAATACCGCAACTGTAACCACAAGAAAGACTGGCTCATTAACTTCGCAGCTTGCTGGATTATATGCAAAATTTTTTACTGTGACAAGAGGAATTAAAGCACTTTGGAATTCTGTAAACTCTGCATCTGATTATGTTGAAACATTGAACTATTTCAATTCTGCGTTCGATCAAGTTACTGATGGATTAGATATCAGCAAGTGGCAGAATGCAGGAGCAAAATCCGCAGAGGAATATGTGGGTTCTTTTGAAAGACGTGCAAAAGAACTGACAAAAAAAATGACTGGATTTGAAGTATCAGATGCAGGTGATCTGACTAGAACAAAAGGCGCAAGCCTTGGACTTGACCCAAACCAAACGATGAACTATCAAGCTACTTATGCACAGATGGCGTCATCAATGGGGGCAACAGCAGATGCATCAACTAAGGTTTCACAAGTTTTAACAGAAATTGGAGCTGACCTTGCATCTGTAAAAAATCTTGAGTTCGATGATGTTTGGAACGATATGGCATCCGGCATAACCGGAATGAGCAGGGCACTTGATAAATACGGTATTAATATTCGTGTAGCAAATTTACAACAGGAACTTTATAACCTTGGAATTGACGCTACTGTATCAAGTTTAAGCCAATCGGACAAGGCTATTCTGAGAACTATAACAATCTTGAATAGTTCAAAGTATGCATGGGGCGACCTGGCAAATACGATAGACGATGGTTTTTGTGAACTATCACTTGTCGCCTAACACAGTAATGTGTTAGTGAAAATCGAGCAAAATCGGTGAATCCTGTACTAAATCTCATATTTATGGTATAATAAATATGGGTGATGTAATGGAAAAAGAATTTGTTATTTATACTGCAACCAACAAAATAAACGGAAAAATATATGTTGGAAAAACTTATAATTTTGAAAAAAGGAAACAAGAACATATTTATGATATTGACAATGATATTCCTTTTCATCGTGCTTTAAAAAAATATGGGATTAAAAATTTTGAATGGAAAATTATTGATACGGCAAAGACAGATGAAGAAATAAAAGAAAAGGAAATATACTGGATTAAAGAGCTAAACACATGCATTCATTTCCAAAATTCTAATGAATATAACATAACATTAGGAGGCGAAGGAGGTGTTTCATGGAACTCGCTTCCGGTGGTTCAATTTGATTTATCTGGAAATTATGTTCAGGAGTATTTGAGCTGTTCACATGCTTCTATTGCTACTGGTATTGGACGACACAATATAAGTGATTGTGCAAATGGAATTACAAAGTCATCTGGTGGATATCAATGGAAATATAAATGTGATTGCGATACTTTTGCTATGAAAGAATACAAAAGGCCAAAATCTTCCAGAATGAAGAAAATAGTGCAACTAGATCTTGATGGAAAATTTGTGAATGAATATGAATCGGTTACACAAGCAAGCAAAGAGCTTGGCATAGGAAGAGCTGTTATTTCTTCATGCTTAACAAATAGAAGCAAAAGATGTAACGGATTTCAATGGGTTTACAAAAAAGATTATAGGCCAGATCAAAATTATAAGTTTAAAGGTATTTCAAAAGGAAATGGCATTTATCAATTAGATGATAACAAACATATATTGAATTATTTCCTAAATTGTTCAGAAGCCGCAAGATATTTAGGAGAAGAAACTAAAGTTCATAAACAAATTCATAAAGCATTAGGCACCGGAAAAAGATGCAGAGGCTTTTACTGGTGCAAATGCGATGATTACATCAATTTTCAGCATGGTAATACCGAGGTAACTGTATAGATTGCGAAAGGCTATGCAGCACCGTAGAGCGTAGGAGATGAATAAATATAATTCTCCCAAGAGTGCTCGACAACCATAAGGCGTAGAGATACGTCTTATTTTTGTGGTTGAAAATGTACGCCGACCTTATGGGAAACTGTAAGAAGTAGAGGATAAAAAGCCTTTACGATAACAATGTGAAATCAGCCAGCAAACCAACTTAGATTACTGCAATCTAACTTTGCCGCACTTTCAAGGACAATAGGCTCGTTATTCATTCCGATTATCTCAAAGGTTCTTCCATATATGAATGCCTTTGTTATTGCAATTCAGAGAGCTTTTTCGTGGGTTGGAAAACTTTTAGGTGTCAAAATGTCCGATTATGTTGCTTCCACAGGAAGTGCCGCAGTCGATATGGGGGATATCGCAGATAGTACAGAAGATGCAGCTTCTGGACTTGATAAAACAAATGACAACGCTAAGAAATTAAAGAAATCATTATCCGTTCTTTCTTTCGATGAATTAAATCAATTAAATGATGCAAAAGTTAGCAATTCTTCTGGCTCTTCTGGAAGCGGCGGCGGTGGGAGCACACATCTTCCGGAACTTGATGCGGCTCTGGATAAAGCTCTATCAGAGTATCAAGCCGCCTGGGATAAAGCCTTTAAAGAAATGAATAATAAGGCAAATAACACCGCGGATCAGATTGTATCTGCATTTAAGAAAATTCGTGAAGCTGCCGAACCAACAACCGCATCAATCAAGAAACTTTATGATGAAGGACTTAGCAAACTTGGAAATTTTTCTATAACAGCTTTAAAAGATTTATGGGATAACTACTTAAAACCAATGGGACTATGGATGATTTCAGATGATTCCGGACTCCCAAGATTTTTTACCATTACAAATGATTTACTGAATAAAATCAATTGGAGCAAATTAAATAGTTCGCTTTCTAGCTTTTTTACAATGCTTCAAAAGCCTACAAAATTTGTCTGGACAGGCTTAATGGATTTTTATGAAGACTTCCTTGTGCCAGTTGGAACCTGGACAATGAATAGTGCTATCCCTCAATTGGTCGATGCGCTGACAGATTTTGGAAATAATATTCACTGGAGCGATCTTAACTCTGCCCTTAAAACTTTTTGGAAAGCATTAGCTCCATTTGCACAAAACGTAGGACAGGGCATTGTTGATTTCTATAAAGATTTATTAAAAGTCGGAAAGAATTTTATCAATACAACTGTTCCGGGCGGATTAAACTCCATTGCAACAGCAATAAAAAATATTAGTCCAGAGACTGCACGAAAAATTGGAAGAGGCCTTGGGAAAATTTCAGCTGCAATCCTTGGATTTAAGGGACTGACATTTATCGGTGGAATTATTGGAAAAGACAGTCCATTAGGAAAAGGGCTTTCTTTGTTAGCAAAACATCCTTATGCCGCAATGGCACTTGGACTGGCCGGAATTGTTACTGCACTTGACAATTTTGGAGTAATTGATGTTGACTGGGATTGGATCTGGAGTAGTATTGACCGCGTAAAGAGCTCAATTCAGAATTTCATTGATAAGGTTGATTGGAATGCTGTTGGAACTGCTCTTGGAAATTTATGGTCTGCATTCCAGCCATTTGCAGAAGGATTTGCAGATGCACTGATTTCTGGCCTTGAGGGTATCATTAATATTGGTGCAGATTTAATCAACGGAATTGCAAATGCTATCAATTGGCTGGCAGAAAAATTGAGTGGTGTTGACCCTGAATTTATAAAGAAAGTCGGAAAAGCATTTGGGACTCTTTTTGCAGTAAAGATTGCAAAAGATATTGCGTCAAAAATCTTTTCGTTTGCAAGAGGAATTGGCTCTTTAGCTTCAAAGATAATATCGCTTTTGGAGGCCAAACCTTTCAGCGCAGCAGATGCAATAGGAAAATTAGCTGAAAAAGCATCCGGTGCAAGTGGAAAATTTTCTTTACTTGCTACAGAATTAGGCCCTCTTGTCGGTGAAGCTGGACTTATCGTGGGAGTTGGCGCAGCGGCAGTAGCAGCAACCTCTCAATTGGCTGGTCTTGTTGAAACCATGCAAGGCGGCAATGGTATTGGAACCACATTTGGAAATACCATGAACAACTTTATCCAGACTTTGCAGGGACGGGGAGATCTTATTTCCAGTTCAGCAGAAGAAATCTGGCAATTAAAAGAAAGCCTGGAAAATGAGGGAATGACTGCCGAAGATAAAGCAACAGCTACTCAAGCATTAATTGACAAACTTAGCTCTATGGGTGTTACTTCAACACAGGCAAGGCTGGCATTTTCATCTTTGCATCAGCAGGGACTTATTACGGATGATATGTTTAATATTCTGGCAGAGTCAATTAAAACCATGAGTAATAATACAAGCAATATGGCGGGTTCTGTCGATTTAGGAAACAAAAAAATTAAAGACGGAAGCCCTCTTTATAACAAAATGAAAGTGGCAATTGGAAATGTTACAAATCAACTTCACCAAGGAAGTGATGCACAAACATCAATGAACAATGCACTTGATAATGTTATGGATTATGGTGGTACTGCACAAGAAGCTTTCAAGGCAATCATGAGCACTGCTCAAGCACTTGGCCTTAACACAGAATCAGTTGCAAAGATTTTTGCAGAGGCATTTCCAGAAGCAGTTAAAGTGACAGAAAGCACAGCGAAAAATTCATTTAGTGGAATGGCAACATCTGCAACAACTAACATGGGGACTGTCAGCACTGCTGTTGCAAATGCTTCCAGTTCCGTATCATCCAAGACAAAAACTGGATTTGGCCTTGCAAATACAGCTGTAGGCACGGCAATGGCTGGAATGAAAAAAAGCACAGAAAGCACAATGCCTTCTATTTGGTCAAGCATAAAAGATGTCAACGGAAAGGTAAACACTAACTCAAAGATCAAATGGGAAGGTTCTGCCGGAGAAGTATCAAAAGCATTAAAAACTATGGATGATGATGCAAAAACCATAATGGGTAGAGTTATGACAACCATTCAAAGTTATTGGTCATCCGTCCTCATAAATACAAGCCAGATATGGGAAAAGGCTTCTGGCAAAGTTGACACCGAGACTCAAAAAATGAAGACCTATACAGAAAATAACCTATCTGGAATTTCCGATAAAATAAAAGGCTTATTTAGTGTTGATCTAACCTCTGCTGGTCAGCAAGCGGCACAATCTTATGTCAATGGGATGAAGCTCGTTAGCTTTCCAACGCTGTCATACAAAATTTCTGAGTGGAAAAAACACAATCTTGGAGGAGGAAAGACTAGTTCCACTCCTGTATATAGTCCTAATTGGTATTATCCAAATTGGTATGCCAAAGGTGGTCTTTTCAATGGTGCACAGGTAATTGGAATCGGTGAAGCTGGTTCCGAAGCCGTTCTTCCTCTGGAAAATCCGCGAACCATGAAGAAGATCGCAGACAGCATTGTTTCTAGTTCGGACGGAAGCATGGGACTCACAAAAGAAGAAATGGCAAAAGCAGTAGCGCAGGGAGTTGCAATGGCAATGAGTATGAACAGTGGAAACAAGAATCCGCAGTACATTATGAACAGTATTATTCTGGACGGAAGCGAGATTGCAAAAGTAGTAACAAAAGTCCAGAATGATACGGATAGACGTTTCAAACCGTCCCCAGCATATTGATTTTTGACTGATTGTGTGGTATAATTTCTCCAATGAAGAAGTACACACGGTCTTGAATTTTTGAGCCGCTAAGAAGAAATTAATATTTCTCGATTTTGAGGAATTTTTATCTTACTTGGCGGCTCTTTTTATTTTGGGGAGGGAAAACAAAAATGTCATATAAAAATTATTGTGTAGTAAGCAAAGAAGTGCTTCATAATAGAAATATTTCCCTTGAAGCAAAGGGAATATATGCTTTGATGATGAGTGTTGACAAAGATAATTTTAATGTAAAGGAATTATATGATCTTTCAAAAGAAGAAATAAATGTTATTGATAATGCGATAAATGAGTTAGAAAAACTCGGTTATGTAACTCTTGAAAAATAATTCGGTAAATTCAGTGGACTAGGTTGGCCGCCGAAAAGCGTAAACCGTAATACGCCTGTCCACTGTTTTATAATTACGGATTCTGGCGGTTCATGGTACGCCAACAACCAATACGGAGGTTATCTATATGAACAAAGAATTTATCAAAAATGTAGTCTTTTCTGATATCCGAAAAAATGACAATTTAATAAAACGTGGAGATCTTATCGACTTTGAACTTACAAAAATTCTGATGAATGCAAAAACAACAGAAATCACTAATGCATTTTATAGATATGATAACTTAACTCCCACAGATAAGGTTTTATATGAATATCAAATAAAATGTCCTATTTGCGGGAAAATATATACTCGGATGATTTCTAAAACTAGAATTTTAAATATGATTAAATGTATCAATAATAAAGACACTAATAACGAGTATTTCAGATGCGAAGAATGTGAGACAGAATATCAGAAGCAAATAAAGATCAAACAATCAATATCTCATGAAAAATGGGAAAAAGAAAGAAAAGAGGAACTTGCAAATCTTACTCTCAGATACAAGGAGTATTTAAATCCTAAAGCTTGCTTTAGAGATGGAGTATCTGCAAAAGACAAAATTAACTATATCATGTATCAAAAATATGGAACTAACCCAGATCAAGACGAAATATGCAAAGAGATTAACAACATGGATTATAACGATTTTTTACATACACCGTATTGGGATGGAGTTAGAAATTATAAGTTAAAAAGTGCAAATTACCGTTGCCAGCTATGCGGAAAGAGTGGAAAACTTAATGTCCACCATAAAACATATGAAAATCACGGACGAGAACATATGAGATCAGTTGCAGATAACGATCTCATAGTGTTATGCGAAAATTGCCATAGAAAATTTCACGATAAATTAGACAGAGCGGCAGGTGAATAAGATGGAGAAAATTAAAAAAGTAGTTTTGCGTGAAGATTTGCTTGCTATTACAGGAGATTTTCGTAAAGCAATCATATTAAAACAATTTATTTATTGGTCTGAAAGAGTTTCCGATGCAGACAAATTCATTGAAAAAGAAAATGAAATCGCACGAAAAAATGGAGAAGAAGAAAAGGAATTATTTTATGGTTGGATATACAAAACAGCAGAAGAACTATCCAATGAAATCATGCTTGGCTTGTCTGTAAGCCAAGTAAGACGGTATATCAATGAACTGGTTAATATGGGCTTTATTTCAAAAAGAAATAACCCAAAATACAAATGGGACAGAACTTTACAATATCGTGTTAGCCTTGTAAATATAGCAAAAGCACTTAAAGAAAAAGGTTATCCTTTAAGCGATTACAAAATTAATTTGCCAGATGATTTTTCCAATGCGCGTGAGTGCGCAATGAATGAAGCGCTCATGAACGATCAATACGATTCAAACCGTCAAGCAATACCAGAAACTACAAACAGAGATTATATTTCAGATATTAATGATAAACCAGATACTACATCTCCTACGGAGTTAAAAGAAGAAGAGAAAAATGCATACCACTCTAACGAGTGGTTCAATTCTCAACATATCAAAAATATGTTGACCGAGGAGAATATCCAGTATACTCCAATAGACCGTAAATCTTTTAATTGGTCTGCATTCAAGAACCAGGTTTCAGTACGACTTGAAGAATTGGGATATACGACAAGCCCATATACAACCAACCGCTTCCTGGTAGTATCAAAGTATTTCTTCAAGAGGTACGAAGAACGAACCAGAAAACCGCACATAAAAATTAATCAAGACGCTTTGGACAATATCCTGGACAAGTTTGGATTCGGGCCAAATCCAGATTACTTCCAGAATGTTGAGATTGAAACATACATGAAAGTGATTGATGAATACTTTGGAACTTCATTTAGTGAGTACACGGATCACCATTATTCGCATTTCATGTCTGGCTACATACGGAAAAATTTGTTAATGAAAGTTGAGGACAGGGAGGACACACTATGAAAAGAATCAAAGCACTACTGGCAACCATTATCTGTATTTGCGTTATCACAGGGCTAACAGGCTGTGCAGTGAATGACGATTACATGAATGACGTGAAAGGAAATCTTTCTGGTAACAGCTACACAATCTATACCTACGACAACTACGGTCAAAAGGTTATGACTACCACTGGGGACAAGATTAATATTGCCGGGAATAAAACTAAATCCAATGGCTACGATAGCGAGGGGAATGAAACAACCAGCTACGATGTATCTTCCATCATTACAATTCTGATTGATGGCAAAGAAATTGAAAGTTGTGGCGATACTTGTATTTTTGAACAAAAAGGATTGAAGCCAGAGGTTGATTTTACTCAGGAAGATATTATCAGTCATTCAACCGGAAAGATTTCAGAGAACACATACATATCCGGGATTGTGAATTATTATAAAAATTATTTCGGGAAATCCAGGGTTGTAGTAATCAAATCTCAACTTGGACAGCCGATAGCAGCATATTCTGGTGACGAGGTGTTCTGGAAAATCCCGGACGATCTGCCTAAAATGACAAAGCTAATGATTGACGGAAAAGCTCTTTATATCCACAGGGCAAATTTCCAGATTATTGATAAAGAATTACTGCAATAAAATAGCCAAATTCGTCTTAAAACCTCTTACCAGATAAAATATAGGCAAAATCAAATAAAATTGATTTTTCGCCAAAAAATACAAATAATTGTGGAGAATTAAAACATATGAGCCAAATAGGAACAGAACTTCCAACAGAATATTCAGACCGTTTTGATAATTTGCGTCAAAATCGAGTTGAAATGAGTTTTTACAAATATGGCACAGCAAAGGATAACTTCGGGGAGAAGTTGGTAAACGCCTTGGAATCCCACGATATGTGCATCAAAAAGTATCGTGAGACAGGAAACACAGAATATCTTTGCGATGCAGCAAATTATCTCATGTTTGAGTTTATGTACCCTCAGATTCCGGGAGCATACTTCAAGGCAACAGACAGCGGAGAAAGTGCCGGAGTTGCCGGAACACCGATTAATCAACTGAAGGAGAAGTGGTATTGATGGACTTTAAACAGACTTACTTTTCCATCTGGCAGGAAATATGGAATCTCCACAAGAAGTATGCCTTTATCTCAAAGGACGATATTCCGCAGTGGGAAAATCTCACCGTGGAAGCAATGCAAATTCACGATAAATACGCTTATTCTTTTGGTGCGAAATTTGCCGAAGCTCTTTTGGTTGCCGTAACTGCGGAAATTGATAGAAAAGCGAAATAAAACTTCCAGAATCCGCCCAAAGGTGGTACAATATGGGTATCAAATATTGGGAGGTACGTATGTATGAAGAAAATGAAAAGAGTTATTGTTGCGGCAACTGTGATGGCAAGTTTGGTGACGGTAACACCTGTTATGGCTTCCATAGACCAAGTTAATGAGTATTTGGCTGATTATAGTTCTGACACGATATCATTTTATGTGGAAGAATATTGTGGAGAAAATGTTTCTTGCCTTTTCGTAAGGGTATCTCTTCCACGGGAAGAATCTCTGGATTATGTTAAACAATCACATGAAATGCTTAGAAATATGGCTTATCAAGATTGGTTTGACTATAATGATATTTATTCACTTGTTTTTGCATCGGATTCTGGACGATTGTTACTGGATGTAACATATGATGTAGACAATGGGACAGAAACTTCAAATATGGGGACTAATCTGTTTCCGTGGTTGATAAAAAACGGAGACGATTTAGATTCTGATACTAAGAAATTTATTGGCAGAACCGCAGAAGAACTCATGCAGTATAATATAAATCCTATGGTTAATCTTGGAATCGGGACAGGGGGAGAAAATTCACTCGAAATTAAAGAATGTGATGGATTAGCGGAAGTACGTGGAGATTTTTCTTATGATGGAAAAGACTACAGTTTTATTACTCAATTTACTTACTCAAATACAGACGAATATACAGGAACATATGAAACTAGATACGTTTCCGTAAATAATATTGATATGGTTGGAGAGTATAACGAATTTACAAATACTTACATTAGAAGTTTATATTAAAAAATTGGCTAGGGATTTCTCCCTAGCCTTTATCTTAGTTCATCCAGTCATATGTGTAAGAGTCGTTTACATATACTTCAAATTTATCAGGCGTTATTGTATCATAATTTCTGTCGTAAGGAAAGCTAAATTCAAGATAAGCAGTCGAACCAGGATTTTCTACATGAGCATACTGATAATCATATCCAATTATTTTACCGTTCTGATAAAATACAACCGCAATAGTGGTGGAAGTATTTTTTCTTCCTCTATTATTTATTTTTACCATGACATTTCCAGCTCCAAAATTGGCTGAATAGTGTATTCCAGAATTATTAACTATTATACTGGAAGAAGCTTTTTCAATACTTAAATTAATCTTAAAAGAATCCCATGTTTTGTCATAGTTCCAACCCTGAAGCGCACATTTTGAGTGTGGAGCAAAAGCATAATTATAAGCAGATTCCTTTCCAATCATAGAACCATTCAGAAAATATACAAAATCAACTCTAAGTTCTATGGTGTAATCATAATGGTTTTCCAGAATCGCCACAGCCCCATATGGTGTAGATTCTGCATGATAAGTTACACCGTATGATGGGAGAGTTGTGTTTTGATTTCCATGATTATTGTTATTGCCATTGAAATCGTCCCCTGGATTGCTGTTAAATCCATCATCAACAGCTTTCACAGTAACTTTGCAGGTGAATTTCTTTCCCAGGACTGTAGCCGTAATATTTGCAGTCCCTGCCTTTTTGGCTGTAATTTTACCTTTGCTGTTTACAACCACAACACTTTTCTTTGAGGACTTCCATTTTACAACCTGTTTGGTTCCTGTCACTTTTAAAGTGCTTGTTCCTCCGACTGTTAAAGATAATGACTTTTTATTCAGCTTTGGAGACTCAACCGTTAATTTACATCTGTACTTCTTTTTACCGACCTTTGCAGTGATTGTAGCTGAACCGGCTTTCTTCGATTTTACCTTTCCGGTACTGCTAACAGTTGCAACAGCCTTTTTACTGGAAGTCCATTTTGCCTTTCCCTTTGTCCCAGACAATTTCAACTGTAAAGTTTGTCCAGTAAACAGTGTTGCCTTACTCTTACTAATTTTCCCAGCCGCCGATACTGGAACTGCCATACAGACAATCAGTAACATTATGGTCAAAACTGCCAGTAACTTTTTCGTTTTTTTCATATACGTTTCCCTCCTAAATGTATGATACTTATATTTTACCATTCCAAAATGAATAGGGGAATAGGAAATTTGAAAAAAGCTTATAGAACTAACATTTATATAAAATAAATGATACCAAAGTATACTGAATGATACTTTCACCGTATGTTATAATATAAAATCATAATAAGCAAATTTTAAAGCGTTTACCTTTCGGGGTAGGCGCTTTTTTCGTGTGTAAAAATACATGAGGGTTAGCATATGGCAGAAGTATTTTTAAAGGTGGATGGGGTAGAAATGCCCTGTCCTTCTTCTTTTATATGGGGATTACAGGACATATCAGCGGCAGAATCCGGCAGAACAGACGATACGACCATGCATAAAAACAGAGTAGGGCAAAAAAGAAAACTGTCTGTAGGTTGGAATGGCCCAGATTGGGACACTGCTTGCAAAATTATACAGGCGGTAAACCCAGAGTACATACAGGTCACATATCCAGACTTGTTATCCGCAAACAAACACGAAACCAGAACATTTTATGTTGGGGACAGGGAATCACCCTTTAAATGCTGGTGGATAGGAAATGAGCGCATGGAAGGACTTAGTTTTGATTTTATCGAGAGGTAAGATATGCGAAATTTATCAACGGAATTTAAAGAACAACAGAATAGTGGGAACCGTAACTATCTGAAATATGCAGATTTTACCTTTACGGACGGAAGTACATTATCCATTACCGACAAAGACTTATGGTCTAATGGCTTCAAGTTTGAGGATGCAGTATCACAAAATGGTTCCTTTGATATTGGCGCAGCTATTATAAATAAACTGACTTTGCAGATCAATAACTTTTCTGGCAAGTACACAGATTATATCTGGGACGGAGCAAGGGTTGTTTGTTATATTGGGCTTGAATTGTCCACTGGTATTGAGAAAATTCGCATCTGTACCATGACAGTAACAGACGCACCATATCAGAACACAGCTATTATCGGCCTAACCTGTGAAGATTCTATGCGTAAGTTTGATCGCGATTATTCAGAAAGCAAACTGACTTATCCGGCAACCAGATTACAAATTATTCAAGATGCCTGTAAAGTCTGCGGAGTAACACTGCAATCAACAAGATTTGATAACGATGATTTCATAATCCAGAATCGACCAGACGATAGCAGTATTACTTTCAGACAGGTAATTGCATGGGTAGCACAGATGGGCTGTCAGTGGGCGAAAAGTGACGAATACGGAAGGCTTTGCCTTGGATGGTATGAGCGTGAAGTACCGGATAAATTTTACAATTTGGTTGAAACGCCATGGAAAGATACTGATGGGAACGACATTCTTGACACAAAAGGTGCACAGATTATCACCATCATGCAAAAAGGGATTACATCCACTGATACAAATGGATTTACTCCTTGGCTCTATGACCTTGAAATAACAGGTGTAAAAGTTACAGAATACGTTGAAAATTCTTCTAAAAATGAAGCGAAAACATATCAGTCGGGGAAATCTGGATACGTTATTGAAATCAGTGATAATAAGCTAATTCAAGAAGGAACAGGCGGAACTATATGCCAGATTATCGCAGACAGATGTGTTGGAATGAAATTCAGACCGTTTTCTACTGGTGCACTCACAAATATTGCATGGGAAGCTGGTGACACTATTGCGATTTCTGATAGAAACGGAAAACAGTACAAGAGTTACCTAACTTCTGTCACCTTGAATCCGGGCGCATTTGAGCAACTTGAGTGCAGTGCTAAAAGCGTATCTAGGAATAAGCAGAAACAGTATACACTTAGCCAACAGGTGCAAGCTGAAAACAAAAAGAACTTAAAAGACGAACGTACCGCCAGAGAAAAGGCACTGGAAGAACTATCACAGCGCCTTGCGGAATCTTCTGGAACATACACGACAGTAGAAGCACAGCCAGACGGAAGCAACATCTATTATCTTCATAACAAGCCACAGCTGTCCGATTCTGATATTGTATGGAAAATGACTGCGGAAGCGTGGGCTGTTTCTACAGATGGTGGACAGACATGGAATGGTGGCATGACTGTTGATGGTGATGTGATTGCCAGAATCCTTACTGCTACAGGCGTTAATGCCGACTGGATCAAAACGGGGGCATTGGTGATTCGTGATAATAATGGAAAAATCATATTTTCTGCTGATATAACCAATCATCAACTAATAATGGATGGATCTTCTATTAGAATTGGAGAATCACCGCTTGATAATTTGTTGAATGATATGCAAGGACAGATTGATGGAAATATTAACACCTGGACGGGCACCTCCGTACCTACACTGAATAATTACCCCGCTAACGAGTGGCTGGATGATACCGAAATGAGCAAGCATGTCGGAGATGTCTATTATGATGGCGATAGCCATGCTTACCGATTTGTAAATGAGGGCAATGGGTATTATTGGAAACAGTTGAAAGATACGGACGTTACAAAGGCGCTGAAAGACTCTGAAGACGCACTGTCAGCGGCTAAACAAGCACAGGAAGCGGCGGCACTTGCCAAGAACATGACTTTGCAACTGTCAAATGAGTATCAAGGCATATCTGTAGACTCAAATGGAAATTATGGAACATTTCCAAGCGGCGTAACCGCACAGGCTGTGGTGATGTACGGAACACAAGATATCACGTCTGATTGTAATTTTACCATCATAAAATCAGATGGCGTGACAGGATCCTGGAATAATTCAACCAAGACATATACGGTTACGGCATTATCTACGGATGATGGTTGGGTTGATGTTAAAGCCACTTACATTAGTGTCCTGTCAGTTACAAAAAGATTTTCAATTTCCAAAATTTATGCTGGTGGTAAGGGAGAAAAGGGAGATCCTGGTCGGACGTTTTTTATTCAGCTGTCTGCAAATGTACTAAAAAGAGGGCAGAACAATGCTGTTACCCCTGCTACATTAACCGCAAATGCTTTTTACAGAGATGGAGACAGTGCGGCTAGATATCCTTATGAGGGCAGATGGAAAATCGAAACATCAACTGATGGAGTAAGTTATACAGAGGTTTCTACATCTACAGAAAACGAATCAATTAAAAGCTATTTAGTCGGCTCATTGCAAAAAGATATAGTATCTGTAAGATTTACATTGTATGAAGCTGGCGGCACGGAACACCCTCTTGATATGCAGTCAGTCCCGATTGCAATTGACGTAGACAATCTTACCCATGAAGAGATTTTTAACCTTTTTACAGACAATGGTAAGTATAAAGGTATCTATAAGCAGGGCAATTTGCTACTTATGAATGCCGATTACATACAATCCGGAACCTTGAAAAGTATTAAATTAGAAGCTGTAACCGGTGATATTACTGGAGAATTTACATCAACAAGCACAAATAGCTGGGGAAAAGAGTATGTCAAGATAAAAGATGCAATCATAACAGCGGGACTTGATGGTACACAAACGTCTTTGATTGATATGGTAGCGCAGTATGCAGATGGATTACATTTGGTTATCAAAAACGATACTGAAATTAACATTGAGGCTCCTGTACTAAAGATACTTACTGATATACTAAACATTGGTGATGGGCAGATATCAATAACGCAAAAGAGTTTAGCGGAAGCACAGGTAAATGTTGCCAACACTGATATATCTGGGCGTTTAGTTGCGTCTGGTGGCGGAAATTTTGGTTTATATAATGTCACAACAGGAAGCTGGGTTATAAAGTCTGATAAGACTGGTATAACGGTACTGCCTTCCACAACAATAACTGGAATAACTACCATGTTAGGCGATGCGGGTGTGGAAAAAAACTTACATGTCGGTAAAGAAGCAATTATTGGCGGAAAAACAACCATAAATAATGATTTAGAGGTTTTAGGTTCTGTAGATGTTGGAAAAAATGAGTATATTGCTGGAACCTTAGAGGTTGTTGGCGCAATAACAAACCACGAAAAGATAAACGTCACCAAAAGTGATCTGTCAGAAGCACAGATTGACATATCAAATAGTGATATATCTGGTAGATTGACAGCATCAGCAGCCAAGAACTTTGGATTATATCACATTACTTTTTCTAAATGGCTAATAAGAATGGGAAGTGATGGCAATGCGTACCTGCTAGATACAATATTTAACGGTACAGCAACGTTCAATAAAGGTACAACTTTTGCAGGCACGGCAACTTTTTCAAAATCAGCCACATTCGATGCAACAGCAAGTTTTAAAAAGCCTCCGAAACTATATAATTTGACAAATGTAACCTCTGGAAACCATTTGGTCATGGCAAGTGACGGAGCCTCAATAGCGTATCTTGGCTCATCCTCTTTACGGTATAAAGACGTTCAGGGAGCTATAAAAGAATCTGATTTAGAGTCTCTTTACCAAATAAAGGTTGTCTGGGCTAAGTACAAAAACGAATACCTTGACGCATCAGACGAGCGTTATGGCAAGGAAATGCCGATGTTCCTTGCAGAGGACATTGACCAGCATTTTCCACTGGCGGTTGACCATGACGAAAAAGGACGTGCCGAAAACTGGAACTATCGTATTATGATACCGTGCATGTTCGCCATGCTGAAGAATGAGCACGAGAAAGTAGTTGAGGTGAAAAAGGAAAATGAACATTTGAAATCTGAATTGCAAAGCATTAAAGAAGAACTTGAAGAAATCAAAAAAATGTTAATAAAGCAGTAAAAGGAGGGCAACAACATGCCGAAATGGTCTGAATACGTCAAAAAGAATCAACCGTCTGATAAAGACCTTATGATGATTGAGGACGTAGCTGCAAATACCAATAAGTGTCTTGAATTTTCTGGCCTTGCAGACTGGATTATTGAAAAGCTAAAAAAGAATAATGTAATAAGCGGTGCATTGAAGTTTAAAGGAAGTTCTGCCTACGCATCACTTCCTACAAATCCAGAGCAGAATGATTATTACTACAGCCCAGATGGAAACGGTACGGATGGTGCCGGTTATTATGCTTGGGATGGAACAGCATGGATTTTCATAGGGAATAACGACAAAGGTGTTGACAGCTCATTTACGGTTGAAGGAGCTGCGGCGGATTCCAAAGCGGTAGGGGATAAATTTGCGAAAGTAGACAGTGAGACTGCTTCGCTAAAGGAAGATTTGAGCTCTATTGCTGTTGTAACAAAAAACATTGTTGATAAGGCTACTTTGTCAGATGGTTTTACGAGTGATGATGGAAGCGGCGCAAGTGTTGCTACTTGGAAACGATTTACTATTCCAGTTAGTGAAGGAGAAAAGTACAGTTTCAGTGGTAGCAGACACATGACTTGTTACTATCATGATTCAGCTGTAAAAGAAAATGTTGTAAGTGGTGGAAAAGATGTCTACATTGATGAGGTTAGAGAAATCCCAAGTGGTGTGGATTTGATTACAGTATCATTTCAAACAGCTAATATTGATTCATTCGTTCTTACGAAGTCAGATACGATTGTTACAAAAGCTGATGTTGGAAAGGTAATCCCATCTAAAAACTTTGAGGTATATTCCAAAAAAGAAATTGACAATATGTTTCTTGAAACAGAAACAAAATATGTGTACGCAAATCCATCTAATTATCGTTCCGTATTAGAAGCTATCACGGATTCAAGTTTTAATAAAAGATATGTGGTTTTGCTTCAAGGTGGAGAATATGATATTTGGAGCATGATGACAGAATCAGAAAAAGCAGATTCAATGTTTAAAGGTTTTTTGACTCCGAAATTTACAACTATTAGAGGACAGCGCAGAGACGTTATTATCAAGTGTAATGCTGATACGCAGAAACGCCAACTTTCTCCAGTGAACCTTGATGTCACGGCAAGCATTGAAAACTGTAAGGTAATTGCTTCAAAATGCAGATATGCAATCCATGATGATTGGCAGGAGCGAAAATGGTTCAATGACACTTCTATCGCAGATTATTGGACAGAAGCATTTGAAAAAGGTTTTGAACGAGTTTGCAAATATGTTGAAACTCAAATTACAGATTCATATGTTGGTGCATCTTGGGGCTGTGGTACCGTAAATGGTGTAAAATGGGTGTACGAAAATTGTAAAATTGGCAATGGCGGTAGTTTTGGGTATATCTGCCACAATGATAATTCGACCATGAATCCGGCACACGTTACATTAGAAAATTGCCGAATTGACGGTCGAATTAGATTTAGCAGTCTGAACTTGGGTTCAAAAACAGATTGTTATGCTCATATTATTGGAACGAAAGCAACAGGTGCTAATCTTACAGAGGAAAGTGCAGCAGACTTTGGAAAAGGTATAAGGTGGCATATTGACGGATATGCAAACACGTTTAGCAATTCTGATGTAAGTATTTCAAATTCTGATGGTATTGATTATTCATCCAATATTGATTTGATTTAAAATCTCGACTTTTTGAAAAAATTACCAACAGTGCGTACTTAACTAAAGAAGGTTTTGCTAAAGCATTGCGCTCCTTAATTTTGAGGGGCGCGCCAAATATGAAAGGAATGATATAATGAGCAAATTACAGGAATTTTTAAATCTCGGTGATTATTACGCATCAAATGGCGGGTATCTTGAAAAGAAAAGTAAGGCCTATCTGGATGATTTTAAGAAAAATGCAGGATATAACAATTATACCAAATTTGCAAGAGATGTAAATAGTTGGGGACAGCCAGGATGCCAGGGGCAGCCGTGGTGCGCGGAATACCAGTTTTGGAAACTGGTGAATGTTTTGGGAATTACAAAAGCCTTGCAGATTATGGGCGGCGGATTTTATAACTGTGTGTCTATCACTAATCATGCTAAAGCAAACGGAACTTGGCGCAGCACGCCAAAAGTCGGCGCACTTGTAATCTTCCGCAATGGCTCCCATGTTGGAAGTGTGCAGAGTTTTGATAGTAAAAGTATCTATACAAATGAGGGGAACACTTCCAGTGTATCCGGCGTAGTTGCAAACGGTGGAGCGGTCAGAAACAAATCTTATTCCATCAACGATTCAGCAATTGATGGATATGTTTGGATTGATTGGGAAACCTATGAAGATATCACTTCTTGGAAAAAGACAGGAACCAGAGTGGCAACTGTGAACGATTTATACGTCCGCGAGACACCGAATGGTTACGTTATGGGTTTAATCAATAAAGGAACCGTTGTTGAAATTGACGGAAAGACAAGCGGAAAGTGGACGCATGTCAAGGTTGATGGAATCGGAATTGGCTGGATCTGGACTGGATACCTGGCAAAAGAGGGCGACTCCACATCCGCTACCATTACAGGAAAACAGGATAAGACACAGGTGCTTTTCAAGGGGAATGTAACCGCCACTGTGCTTAATGTGCGTACCTGGGCTGGAACTGAGTACCCAAACATTAAAAAGTACCCAAAACTCAACCAGGGCAACGAAGTAGAAGTAATGAACTATACTCAGAAAGATAAAAACGGTAGTAAGTGGTATTATGTCCGTATTGCTGGAAAATATTATGGCTTTGTATCTGCAAAATATATTAAAAAGCAGTAAAAATTATCCCGGGGTTAATTTCCCCGGGAGCTACTTAAATGTCGTATATTCTTCAAATTCGTTTCTTATTTTCGCAAAGTCTTTTCTTCTGATCGGCACTGTATTTCCAGAGAACATAAGGAAAGAAGTGTTTATTTCTTTTACCTCGTCCATGTTTATTATGTAGCTCTGGTGGCACCTCAAGAATCTGGAATCCAGTAATTCTTCAATATCGGATAGTTTACACCGTTCCGTATAAACTATACCGCAAGTGCAATGAATAATGATGTATTTGTTTCGGCTCTCAATATATTCGATATTTTGAAATTCCACCCGATGAATAAAGTCTTTTCCTTTTATCATAAGAGTGCTTTTGCCGATATGTTCCAGAGTATGATTGAAAGCAGTATACATTCTGCCGTTTTCAGATCCTTTTATAATATAGTGAACTGGGAGTAAATCAAGAGCTTCAAAAACATACTCTTTGTGGGCTGTCCAGAATATAATATTTCCATCATAGCCATTCGACCTCAATTCCTTTGCAACTTCAATTCCGTTTTCTTCTCTCAAAACAATATCCAAAACTACAATATCATACCATTCCCCATCTGCCACATCATCAATAAGTGGCTGTCCTTTATCATACGGAGTAATCAATGCTTTTACATCACCATTTCGTTTTAGAAAATTATTAATCCGATGCATAAATATATCAATCTGGATTTCGTTATCATCACATATTGCAATTCGCATTCAAACCATCTCTTTTCTGCTAATTTCGCCATCAGAGAACACGATTTTGCCAAAAATCGTATTATATAAAAATTGTTGCTATAATACACTATAACATACTAAAAAAGTAGTGTAAAGAGGTTCTATATGAAAGAAAAGTCAAAACAAACAGCATTGTTTTTATTAATAATACAATTACTTTTATCTGTTCACATTAATATATGCCTGGAACACAGCAATTCTAGTTGGGAGGAGAAAATCAACATGTCCCAGGCAGAGACTATACAGGAAAGTCGTATTCCAAAGAGATGTGTTATAGAGGCAAATTGTTTAACATCTGAAATTTCCCTGCATACTAATAATACGATTAAAAAAGACTGTAATCACAATATTTATGCAAAAAAGATTATAATTCACCGAAAAGTCGAAGGAAAGCAACTTGCCAGAAAGGACTTGAGTGGAGATGATTCCGTTCCGTTATATAGTTATGAAAACATGATATAATTTAATGAATAAGAACAGATGTTCTTGCTAAAACGAAACTGGATTTTTTTCTGGAAGTGTGGTATAATAATATTAACCGCCATCCAGTATTGATTGACACGTTCTTGAAAAAGGGCCTAAATGTCTGTCTCATACTGGATGCTTTTGGATTAGAGAGCGTAAAACGAATGTTAGGAACGTTTCTAACTCAACTCTCCGTACCACTATTGAAGCGCTTTATAGCGGAAAGCTATATTGCCACAATAACTGCCAGAAGAGGGAGGATTTATACATATTGGGGCAGAGAGCAGATGTTTAGGGCTTTGTATTAGTGGAGGTTTCTTAATGGATTATAAAAAAGAGTTAATTGAAATGATAAGAGGAATTGAAAAAACAGGCACATTAGAGTACCTGTATACGTTCATAAAGTTATTTTTGGAGAAGTGGGGTTAATCCCCACTTCTTATTTTGTAGAAAGCATGGAGTTAATTAGACTTAAAACAATTTTCTGATCTCGCTCGGTTAGCAATGAAAATTTTGATAAAAAATCGAAATCTTCCCGCGCTTTCTCCGGCGTGTCTTTTCTTTCGCGTCCCACATTAAATCCCATCAACCACGATTCTGAAACATTTAAAGCCATACCCAAGACTACTAACTTTTCCTGGCTCGGTTCTGTTTTACCAGAAACATATTGGCTAATATCTGATTTGTTCATTTTCACATTATATTTTTTACAATATGGAAGAACAAGATTAAGTATATCAACCTGTCTCAGATTTCGCTCGTTCATCAAAGTCTTAAATCTTTCTGACGAACTAACTTTTTCCATTGTATTATTCTCCTTTCGCTTTCTGATAATAATATAGCACATACAAAACAAAAGTTCAAGACTTAAAACATAAAAGTTAAAAATATTGAAAATAAGTATTGACATATAAACGACACAATGATATATTATAAACAGTTCAAAATATTGAACTAGAAAGGAGTGTGAAATATGGCATTTGACTATAGCAAACTCAAAGGAAGAATTATCGAAAAATATGATAGTCAGAGTTCATTTGCAGATGCTATGAAGTGGTCTGAACGTACATTATCACTGAAACTTAATGGAAAACTGTTTTGGAAACAATCTGATATTTGCAAAGCAGTGAATTTGTTAGGACTTTCAGCTGATGATATACAGGATTATTTTTTTAAAGAAAAAGTTCAAAACATTTAACAATGAAAGGAGATCAACAATAGACGATTTAGTTTATCTTCGTAATGAAGAAGCTGTCTGCGATAGTTTACAGGTGGCTGAGAAATTTGAGAAAAGACATGCAGATGTGATTAGAGCCATTAAAAATATTATCAAAAATGACTCAACGCAAAATTGCGTTCGTTGCTTCAAAGAAGGAAAGTATAAAGATACAAAAGGTGAGGAGCGTCCTATGTATTTTATAAATCGGGACGGGTTTACATTCTTAGTAATGGGATTTACTGGAAAGAAAGCGAATGAATGGAAATGGCAATACATAAAAGCTTTTAACCAGATGGAGAATTTCATTCGTGAGAAATCAACCCAGGTTTGGGTTGAAACCAGAAAAGCCGGGAAACTTACCAGAAAGGCAGAAACAGATACCATTCAGAAACTTGTTGAATACGCCAAAGTACAGGGAAGCAGTCATGCAGAAATGCTTTACATGATGTATTCCAAATTAGCAAACAAGATGGCTGGAATCAATAAGAGAGATGAAGCTACGGTAATGCAACTCAACAACCTGTCCTTGATGGAAAATATTATCTTACATGAAATTGATCTAGGAATCATGCAAGGAAAACATTATAAGGAAATATACAAAGACTGCAAGAAGAGATTGGAGACAGTTAAAGATTTGGCTTATCTGGAAGCAGTTTGAGAGGGAAATTCATAAGGAGGTGGGAAAATAACAATTTGATTTGCGGATGGCTTTGGGTTACGCAGTCGCATTAAGAGATAAGAGCAAAGCAAGGGAGGTAAGTTAAAGTGCTGAATAACTTGAAAAAAGTTCTTGACGATAAAGGAATTACAATCAGGGCGTTTGCAAAAGTTTTGGAAGTTGATGAAAGAACTGTGCAGAACAAAATAAAAGGAAAGACACCTTTTACGTATCCAGAAGTGATAACAGCGAAAAAAGAACTTTTTCCAGAATACGATATAGAATACCTGTTCAGAAATGAATAGCAAAAAAGCCGACAGGAGTGCCATCCTACCAGCTTTTTCCCGAATTTTTTTACCCTATGTGTTTTGCAGATCAATAGTAATTTTACCTTTGATCACATCTGTGGCACCAAATGTTTCTTGAAACACTTCGCCACTTACGCAGTTTTGGTTCTGCGATTAAGTTAAAAAGTTTAGCTGCCCATTAGTTGACGAATGTAGGAATTTTGTTCAATACGGTGAACGAAATTGCTTAACGTACTTTGGTAACGCAGTTTACTCTGCTTGCGACCTACAATAAGGAACAGGGCAAATTCAAAAGTTTGGTCAAAATACACCGCTCCTTTCATTGCCCATTATCAGGGAATGAAATAATTTTAACACATAGGAAAAATATTTTCAACACAAAATGGAAGTGAAAATCAGACTAAGAAAGGAGTGATAAACACGAATCAGTTAGTACATATTGGAAATTCAGACATTTCAATAAAAGAGTATAACGGTCAGCGAGTGGTTACATTCAAAGATATTGATATGGTACACGGCAGACCGGATGGAACAGCAAGCAGAAATTTTAGAAGCAACAGAGAGCGTTTTATAGAGAGCGAAGATTTCTTCCGAGTAAGCGCCGACGAAATTCGTCGCACCAAAATTTTTGACATTCCAGACAAGGCAACTTCCGATTATGCCCTTATGACAGAACAAGGATATTTAATGCTAGTAAAGTCTTTCACAGACGATTTGGCATGGGATGTTCAGAGACAGCTTGTAAATGGATATTTCAAAACTAAAGAAACTGTAAAAAGAGCATTGTCACCAGAGCTTCAAATGTTACAGGGACTACTTTCACAGATGGTTGAAAAAGAACTTGCTGATAAAGAAAGAGACAGACAGATTTTAATTGCCAAAGAAACAGCCGATAAAGCTGTTGCGACTACAGAGAGCATCAAAGAAGCGGTCAAGCCGGTATTTGATAACTGGCGTTCAGAAATTAATTCTAAATTCAATCGCATACAAAAAGGTGCCGGAGCAGAGTTTAGAATGCTGAGAACAGAAATGTATCAGGAATTGGAACGAAGAGCTGGATGTGATCTGAATACAAGATTAAGAAATAAGCGAAATCGCATGGCAGAAAATGGCTGCACGAAAACAGAGATTAACTCGCTCAATAAAATGGATGTTATTGATGACGATAAAAAGTTACGAGAGATTTTCTCAAAGATCGTGACTGAATACGAAATTAAATATTGTGCGTAGAAAGGAAGTGAAATAGAAAATATCAGAGAAAGAAAAACGAATCGTAGAAAAGCTGAAAGAAGCAATTCCTAAGATGTCGGATTTTAACAAGGGATATATTCTCGGAAAAGTCGAAGGAATGACAAGTGAGAAAGAAGCAGAAGAAGAGTGTTCTGAACAGGAGGATGCAAGTTGAAAACAGATAGCGAAACAATCATCCGTTTTAAAAACGGTCACATATTGCATTTGCCGTACAAAGTGTACGATGAAATAGTTTTTGGCTGTGCAGGAGTCGCAGAAATTCGATGGAATAATGGAAACACTCGGTTTGAAGTTCAGTTCAAACAGGAAGATATGCTCTACATCATTAGAACAACGCAGAACACATCTGACAGCAAAAATTATACCACAGGGGAGAGAAATATTAAACAGTGAGGAAAACAACATGATTAAATTTGAAAACGGCTTAGTCAAAATTTCTGGTAAAGGGATTGATATTCTTTCAGAGTATGCAGTTATCACCCATGAAATTAAAGAGATGTTCGTAAAAAATGGTGGAGAAGAGAAAGAAGTAAAAGAGCAGCTTAGACATTCGTTCGAGCATGGCCTTATGAGCGAAGAAGAACTTGACAAGCGGTTTATTGAAGCTATGAAAGATCCTGGTTTAGCAGGAATGTTAATTGGAGCAGCTGGGCTTTCGTTATTATTCGGTCAGAAGGACAAGTAGATTGCTGAAGAGTTTCAAGACAGAGATCGACCCTACCAAAGAGCAGAAGACCAAAATACATAAGACAATCGGCACATGCAGATATATTTATAATTTTTACCTGTTTCATAATAAAGAACGTTATGATGCCGGCAAAAGATTTATGAGTGGCAAAGCGTTCAGTGTATGGCTGAATAATGAGTATCTTCCGAATCATCCAGAATATTCATGGATCAGAAAGGTCAGTTCCAAATCAATAAAGAATGCGATCGAAAATGCATGCACAGCGTTTTTAAGATTTTTTCATCATCAGAGCGGTTTTCCAAGATATAAGAAAAAAGGAAGATCTGATGTGAAAATGTATTTTGTAAGGAATAATCCAAAAGACTGTTTTTGCGAAAGGCACAGGATCAAGATTCCTACACTTGGATGGGTAAGGATGAAAGAAAAAGGGTATCTCCCGACATCTAAGGATGGATATGTGATCCGAAGTGGAGCAGTTTCTATGAAAGCAGGCAGATATTATGTTTCTGCGCTTATCGAAGTACCAGCACCGGAAGTGGGTAAAAATTTCAGTGATGGGATCGGGATCGATCTGGGGATTAAGGATCTGGCTATTGTGTCGAATGGAACTATATACAGAAATATCAATAAAACCGCACAGATCAGAAAACTTGAGAAACAATTAAGACGGGGACAGCGAAAGCTTTCCCGCAAATCTGAAAATTTAAAGAAAGGAGAGTTCACTCAAAAAACAAATATACAAAAACAAAGGCTTAAGGTACAGAAACTTCATCACCGGATGGAAAATATCCGTACAGATCATATAAATAAGGCAATATCTGAGATTGTGAAAACCAAGCCGTCTCACATAACGATTGAGGATCTGAACGTATCCGGGATGATGAAGAACCGGAATCTCTCAAAAGCAGTTGCGTCACAAAAATTCTATGAATTCCGGATGAAACTGAAAGCAAAATGTGCAGAATATGGAATCGAACTGAGGGTAGTTGATAGGTGGTATCCATCTTCAAAGATCTGTCATTGTTGTGGATGTATCAAAAAAGATCTGAAACTTTCGGACAGGATCTACAGATGTGTATGCGGTTATACTGAAGACAGAGATTTCAATGCAGCACTGAATCTGAGGGATGCTAAGACTTACGAAATTGCATGATCTCGCAAGCGTAAGTATGTACCGAAGGCTATTTCGGGAATTAACGACTGTGGAGTGTACTTAGGATCTGTGAGTAGAGATAACTTCGGTTACTTAAAAACATACACGAAGAAACAGTAAGCGGTATTCGTGAGAATCCGCATTATCTCGATGTGAGTATGTTTGATCACATTTTGAGTGGCAGGACTAAGCATGGGAGAAACTAAGAGCACAGATTACATTCCAGAGAATGCCAATGAGGAATATGCACTTCTGGTTGGAAGATTAAAGGCATTTGAAGCTTGGGCGAATAGCGTGAAAGATTATGATTTCACAAAGGATATTGCATTTAGAATGCTTGGGCTTGATGCGGAAGAAGCGAAGGAGGAAAAAGAATGAAATGTTTCAAAGGCTTTGACAAAGACTTAAAGTGTAAAAATTTCCAGTATGAAATTGGAAAAGAATACACAGAAGAAAAAGCAGACATTTGTAATTGTGGATTCCATGCTTGCGAATTTCCGATGGATGTATTCGGTTATTATCCTCCTTCAGATTCCAGATATTGTGAAGTTGAGCTTGAAGAGAATGGCCAGAAATCATCTGATGATAGCAAGAGAGTTGGAAAGAAAATTTCCGTGAAAGCAGAAATTGGAATTGCCGGAATTATCAAAGCTAGCGTTGAATATATAAAAGAGCAAGTTGATTGGGAAGATGATAAGGCAACCAATACCGGAAATTATTCAGCGGCAACCAATACCGGAAATTATTCAGCGGCAACCAATACCGGAAATTATTCAGCGGCAACCAATACCGGAGATTA